CGAATTAATATTCACTGGTGCGGATTCGATTACATTATATCAAACAGAAAATGATAGAGATACATTAACGAATCCCGGTCCTGTTGGTGGTAATGGCTCCTTAAGATTCAAATACGGAGAAACCTATTCTGGCGTTACTTTATCTGGAGATAGATATGCCCGTGTTGTTGTAGGTGGTATTGTGTTATCAAATACTGTAACAATTGCTAAGGGACATAATGAAATTGATTTCGGGACCACTGGACAGCTTCAGGTTCTTTTACAGAATCAAAACACCATAAACAGGGGAGTTCAAAAAGCAAGTATATTAGTTCCACACACTACAAATACTATTTCTTAATCCATAGATTCTGGTACATCAATCTTCTCCACATACTGAGCGGTGTTACCACTCTTCACCATTTTATCAAACCATTCCAAAACTTCTTCGTAGAATTTGATTTGTCTTGATTCTTTGATTGAATTAACATATCTATCAACGATTAAGAATGCCACCCCAGCAACCCACATTGGATCGATGTCGTGGGATGCCACATCTTGAATTGCTGGCATCCAATCACCTCTATCGTTCAATACTCTGTGTATTTTTAATATTAATTCTGATTTAAGATTTTCGTTATTCATTTCTTTTTTTCTTCCCTAGATTTTTTAGCTTACATGCACAATGTTCGTAAATATCACACTTAATACATGTGCTATCATTGTCTAAATAATTACCAGGATACAAACAAGTATCTTTTGTAAACTCCGCTATACTAGCAGGATTTTTAGAAAATGATATTTTTTCTTTTTTCTGGTTAAATTGAAACTCTTTTGCTGCTGATAAAAGATCTTCTAATTCTTTTTTCTTTTTTGTTGCGTATTGACCTCTTTTTTTAACAATTCTTTCTACTTCCTCAGTTTTCGTAGTCATGTTCGTCTTTTTGTTTTTTTCTTCCTTTTTTATTTCCAATAGATTCTAAATGCCCATCATAATCTTCGTAATCTTCCCAAACTTCTTCTGGTGTTGGTGCATTAATACTAAAGTAGTCATCTTCTGTTGGTAGTACAGTACTAAAATTATTAAATTGATCTAGAGATTCTACAATTGGTTCAATTTTAGTATTATCAATCCAACATTTATCATAAAAATCACTTCCTCTACAAACGGCCTCAAAGGAAGCATATAAATATGCATTCTTCTTATCATAAAACACTTGTCTATACAAGGAAAAAGCCAATTCATCTCCAATTTCTTTATATTTTTCTGCTAAAGATGGCGGTATTTTCTTTAGAATTGATGCTCTGACTGTTGCGGCATCTTGTACTTTGCTGTCGAACTTTAAAGTTTCGATAAAAATCCAGAAGTTCTGTACTACTTCTTTCCCATATTTGTTGGTTATGTCTTTTTGCATTATATACTAAAAATTAATTTGTTTCATGAATATTATTTTAGTATATTTAACTCAAAAATCAAGTATGGTTGGAGTCTTTTGTTTTTTTATCGTTTAAAATATCGACAACAGATGATTTCATATATGTGCAGGGGATCTCTTGCCAGAATGTTTTATCATTAAATTCCCTGAGATAAAAAATCTTAAGACCTCCACACTTCTTTCCTGTCAACTGTTCATACATCCATGCATAAATTGATAGCTGTATGGTATATGTGGTAAACTCACACTGAGGCAGATAATCAATAGGTTCATAAAAATAATCATTATACTTATTAATAAAATTAAATTTCTTATTAGTCTTGAAGTCCATGATGTAGAAAATGTTATTATTTTCTACAACCAAGTCAGCAGTACCCGCAATTTTGTAATCATGAGTAAAAAGCAACTCTTCACTCATGATTTTGGAGTTTGGTAAAATTACACCGTTGGTCTTTTTGATAAAAGAATCAATGAGTTCCTCATAACCTTTCTCGATCTTCTTGTCCTTAATGTAATTCTCCATTATCAAATGGACATTAGTACCTCGATTCTGGGCAGTCGTGGTTATACTACTCCATTTATTCAAAATTTCATCTTGTGAGACTCCTTCTCTTTTAGCAACTAATTTACTCCACTTTTCTTTATCAAAAGGCTTTTTATAATTACCAATTAATGTGGTAACGCTTGTATACTTGTCCCCAGTTTCGGTGTTGGTATACACATGCGTCTCATGATCTAGTTTTACAGGCATTTGATCATCATACCACAAAATTAATTTATGTCAATTTAATTTATTAATAACGTATAATTACTGCCCCGCCACCAGCAGGAATTCTTATTATAGCAGATGGGTATCCCGAAAGATAATGGGCATTTCCTCCAGCACCAACCACAATAGAATTGGTATATGTGGTATTCGGAGTAACATTTATTGTATATACGGCATGACCACCACCACCACCACCAGTATTTTTATTAGTGGTGCCTCCAGATTGTCCTGCTCCACCACCGTATAATCCAGGATATTTTTCACTAGAATGCCCACCGCAGCCTCCACCAACACCTCCACCTCCTCTTGCACCAAAATTTGCACGTCCAACTACATCAAGTGATAATCCTCCGCTCCCAGTTCCGCATCCTCCACCACCACACGCTCTGTTGTTATTACCACCACCACCACCACCACCACCATAACCGCCATTAGATCCAGTCCCAACTCCGGCGGGTAATTCTCCACCAAAACCATTATCGGTGCCGCCAGCAATTCCTCCGTTACCTTGACCCACTCCACTAAAGCCTTTAGTAGGATTTGCTGCTACCATATTTACAGTACCCCCAACTCCTCCAACAGAACTTGAACCGCCTGCTGTTTTTTTACCTCCACCAGCAGTAATGGATATACCATTTATACTACATATTGTATCACCCCCATCGGAGCCAGCACCACCCATAGTATCGTCACATCCTCCTCCTCCTCCATATAATTCTACTGTTATCCTATTACATCCTGCTGGTGCAGTCCAACTAAATGTTCCCGGTGTATCGAAGATAGCTATACCACCTCCACCATTACCACCACTTGCTGGTACAGCACTTGCTGTCCATGTATTTGTTGTATTATTATAAGTTAATACATCACCATTAATTGCAATTGGATAATTAACTTCTAATTGATTTTGTCCGTTTACTTTCATCGTAACATTATCAGTAATTACATCTAATTCAGAATTTGATGTACTTGCAGACAACGCTTTTCCCGTTTTAACACCACCAATAAAATTATCTGTTGCTGTTTTTAGACTCAATTGACCAGTACCTGCATTAATTTTCAATCCATCACTCACCATGATTGCACCCAATTCCGAACTTGTTGCCTTTGGTAAATTAGTAATTTCTATTTCAGCAGAATCAACATATAATTGATCTGCTCCTGCTACAGATGAAATTTTAATTGTTCTACTATCTATACTGACCGATAGATTTCCATTATCAATATTTAATCCAGTATTTTCGACTATTCTAACCTTACCATAACCAGCATATGATGCGTTTCCGATTGTTCCAGTGGTGCCCCCAACACCGGGAATAACCGATAGTTTATTTCCCACCATTGTCAAAGTATTTGAATCATAATCAAGATTAAGATTACCATTTACATCTACTGTCAAACCCGTTTTAACAATAACTCCACCTAAAATAGAATTTGATGCTTTTGGTATCGTATAAGTTGATACTTGTGGTATTAATTCTTTACCCCCAACCAATAAATAGCTGGCTGGATCTACAATTGAATCTCCAGTTAATATATAAAATCCAGTAGTAATAGGACGATATACTAAATCATATTTTTCAATATATGGTAAACTTGCGGAGTTAAAACTATTAGAAATCCACAATCTATTACCAACTAAATTTCCTCCATCGGTTCCTTCATCACCAACACCATCACCAACAAACAATCTTTTTTTATCAGTAGAGTAGATTAATTCACCATCTTCATATGTGACTTGTACTCTGTCTACTTCTGGTCCTCTACGGACTTTTATTACAGCATTTACTTGTTCTGTATTTTTATACGGATTTGTTGGCATATTAATATTTATTAAATTGCAGCAACAAATGGTGGTAATCCTGTACCAGTAAATGTTCCAGTGTAATCTACTGCTGTATTTGTAAATGGTGGACTACCAACCGCAGCCAAACATGTAGCAATTTCTGCATTCGTTGGTGGTACATTTTTATCCATAAAATATCTAGCAGGATCTTTAGGATCGGTTACACTAGGTTTATATGCTTGGACACAACCCATTTGGTATGCACTACCTCCATTAGGAGTACATCCCCAACAATTTAAATCCATTCCTTTATCTTTCCAGAATAAAAATCTGCCATTGCCTTCATTAATACTATCTCCAATAGGACCGATCAAACCATGAAATGATTTATCAGTCGTCCAATTTCCATTAATGTCTTTATATGGTTTACTAACCATAGTTATATAATATTGGTCGGGAACACTATAAGTATCAAACGTAAACAAAAACCAACCTTCATTGTCCCAAGGATAATCCTTTGTTGCTAAATCAAACATTGGATATTTAGTAAATGCTAAAGGAACATTTCCTTCATTTATAGTAACACCCAAATATCCTTGAACGATACGAATATTTGAGTTGTTTGATGAACCCCCAGTGCTAGATTTATCGGTGGATTTTAACCCACATGTTGTGTTCTCTAATTCATAATCTATAAAAGTTCCAACTGAAGTAGAAGCTCCTCCTGTTGGAACCGAAACCGTAAAATTAATTACAGTATTTGAAGTTAAATTAATTGTTATATTTGATGATTTAGCAATTGATCCCGGTATAATTCTAATTGGTTGTGCAGGAATGTTTACATCTCTATCCCCCAAACCACCAACAAATTTTATTTCTCCTGCTGGAACGGAAGCTGGGTCGGTAATGTCAAGATTATAGGTTTTCCCACTCACAAGATTTAAAGTTCTAGAAACTTTAATAGGAGGTTTGCATATTACACTCAATTTAACAACAGCAGTATTAGAAACGCCTAATCCATCGGTTGCCGTATATTGAAATATGTCAACACCAAAATAATTTGTTTTTGGTGTATATTTTAAAGTTGTTTTAGTTGGGTATATTGTAATTATTGAACCATCAAATGATGTAGTGTCGTATGAGTAAACCAAAAGTCCAGTACCGGGAAAATTATCAGGATCATTATCGTTTAACAATGGATTTACATCAACAGGAACCCCCATATATGTAGATAATTCGTCTCCCAACGCCACAGGCGGTATGTTGGAGCTTTTCATGAAGATTCTGGGTAGTCCTATTGGCATATTATGAAACAGTTGCTATTGGTGATATCATATTTACACCAGCAATAAAACAATACCACTGTCCAGACATATAAGCAAAAGCAAATGCATCTTCGCAACCATTTACTTTAGACGTTAATGGTAGTCTACCCATTTGCCATTTAGGAATTAAAAAAGACCCACCATTTAATTGTAATTTCCAATCAACTTTTAAATTATTTGATTTATGTCTTAACACCACAGTAAACGATGCCCCCTCTGTAGGACAATTTGTTATATTGAATCCACTCAAGTGTCCATATAAATTTAAAATAAAATTATTTGCCTGATTTAAATTTATTGTTGGTATTGGAGTAGTTGTATTCACATCAATAGAAGAAACAACTTCACTATAATTATTAAAAATTTGAATAGTTGGTTTTTGTATTGACAATGTCTGTGTTGATGTGATATAATCTACCTTAATAGGTCTGTTAACCTCTAAAGAATTGCCTGTTGTGTTGTTTATACACAAAGAACCAGTCATGGTATCCCCCGTTACATTAACATATCTACTATCTAATGTACCATAAATAAAAGAATCAATTACAGAATACTTTCCATTTTCAAATTTTATGGTAGTTCCGTCCCCATCTGGTGTTATTCTTGCATAATTTTGAAGTAAATCTGGTCCTAAATTAAATGCTGTAAGCATGTAAAGGGTGCTTATGGATGGTTTATAAAATAAATCGTATTGTAACGCAGATGGGCTTGGTATTGTGCCTACTGTATTTAGGTTACCAATAATATAACCACCAATTTGATCGTTATTCCCAATAAATGCACGTTTGATATCCGTAGAGAATACAATTTCTCCAGAATCAAAATTTATTAACTGTCTTTCTGAATCTGGTCCTCTACGGAGTTTAATTAGTGCATCAATTTGGGTTGCCATTTAATTATTTAGATTAATTTTATAAACTAAGCATATTACTGCATCGGTCCTAATATAGATCCTTTAGTTATCCATGTTACATATGTAACTCCAGTTATCGAATAACCTGCTTGTCCTCCTGTACCAACAGGAGAATTAAATTCGTTTACAGCAGTAAATCCATTTTTTCCTAATGCACCACCACTTCCTCCATGAGTACTACCTATTGCTAATCCACCAGACCCACCAAGCAATAGTTGCCCCGATTTTGCTATATTAGCAGTACCATAATTTCCAGATTGTGCCTGTTGAACGCCACCCTTTCCGACTATATGTCCTGCACCACCACCACCACCAAAACTAGCTCTGGCTGGCTGACCTCTTTGATTAAGCCCAGTACCACCTCCACCACCTCCACCACCACCAATTGTTTCATTGTTAATAATGGTAATATCACTTAATAAGTTTAATGCATTACCTCCATTACCTCCATTTGTTACATCTCCTCCACCAACACCACCTGCTCCTACAATATATCCATTATTTATTAATTTTACTGTACTGCCACTTGGAAGTGATTCAACATTAAATGCCGCAGTTGCAGTTGAACTAGATCCAACTTTAATACCACTATTAACCGTAACAGTTACAATAACTGGTAAAACTTGATCCCATCCTTTATTAATTAATGCTTTTTTTAACGAAAAATCAACAACATCTGCTGCTATTATAATATCCCCAGCATCAAAAGAATTATTAACAACTACCGAAACTTCACTACTGGTAGCTGATCCAAATGGATTACTGACTACGCATTTATAAGTTCCAGAATCAGTAACACTTCCAGAATTTATTACATATGTATCAGAATTTGCTCCTGTAATTGCACTACCATTACGCATCCATTGATATGTTAATGGCGAAGATCCAGTTGCATCTACATCTAATGTAATTTTAGTTCCCTTAGATACTGTTGAGCCTGTTGGTTGTTTGGTAATAGCTGGTAATGAACCTACTGTTAAATTTACAGAATTACTAATAACTTCACCAGCAATATTGCTGACTTTACATGTAAGACCCAGTATATCAAGTGTTGGTGATTGTGCTGTATATGTGTTATTTGTTTCTCCTGAAATATCGACTCCATTTATCCTCCATTGATATGTTAATGGTAAAGTGCCCGTGGCATTAACTGTAAATATTTTATTTGTCAATGCTACTGTCGATTGAGTTATGGGTTGAGTTGTTATTTTAGGAGATACGTTGACGCTAACTTCCCAATCTATATAATCTCCATTTTCTGTTAAGATATATTCGGATGTTTCTGCTAAAATAGAATTACCAGCAACAGTGATTGATGCTGGATTACTAACTATAGTCCCCAAACTTGAAGTTGCTTTACAAGTATAATTTCCTATATTACTAAGTGATAATGATGGTATTGCATAATACTCTCCAACTGCACCCAAAATATCTCCAGTAGATAGATTAGTCCATTGATATACTATAGAACTTGGCCCGTAGGCTCTAGCATGTAATGTGACGGATTCTCCTACATTACCAGCAACAGAATCTGGTTGTATACTCCACGCAAATGTTGCTGGTGGTGGGGGTGGGGGAGTTGATGGTCCTTGAGAATTTAAACAAGCCGTCAAAGGTCTTAATCTAGCATACAAATCATCAATTTCATTTTGTAAATTAATACAACAATTACCATCTGCTAATAATATTAACTTTAAAGTTACATTATCTGATTCATAGCCTATAATATAAGTTCTATTGGTACTTGTTTCGTGTATTATGTCACCATATACACCAGTAGATGGTATAACTTTAGTAGTTACGCCTAAAGAAACTAAAACATAATTTCTATTAGAAACTAAAATACCACCAGGCAATACACCATCACCAATAAAAAGTCTCTGTTTATCGATAGAATAAATAAGTTCCCCTTCTTCAAATATTAAGGGCTTCCTTTCTATTTCCTTACCTCTTCTGACCTTTATTTTTCCTATTCTTCTATCGATCATTTGAATATTATTTAGCTAATTTTTGCTCTTATGGGTTCTAGATAAGTTTTTAGTGTATCAAAAAAATCATAACTTATTGGTTTATTAAATCCTCCCGGCGAACTAGTCGCACCACCATTATTACATAACCAAAATTTACCATACATATCCTCGACAATCATAGAATACGCTGTCGGGGTTGCTATTCTTTTTGCATATAATTTAGGAGTTTCTCCGTCATAACTTCTAGTCCATCCTCCAGCACCCCAATCTACAGCAGTATACCAACTTCCCGTATGTTTATGTATTAATTTTTTATTTGTCAAAAATAAAGAATTAAATTCTTGAGACATACCATCAACATAATATTCGATTGGATCTGTTAAAGCCATACTAGCAATAGGAGTTGTGTTAAATCCTGTTATTTTAAAACTAGTTCCAGATCCTTTAATAAATCTATAAAGATTTTGTGGATCACTTTTTTTACAAAATGTGGCTCCTGCTGGTGGATCTCCTATTGTACAAAAAAGAAGATCGTTGTGATTTAATCCATTAATTTTTAAAACTCCTGTTGCTGTGCCATTTCCACTAGAACCCGTGGGAGTAGGACCAACCCATACATGATACATATCTCCATTATTCATACCAATTATAGCATCAGTTCTATGTGCTTGGTTTTTTGTTATAAATTGTTTAACATCTGTTAATAATATCGAATTTGTTTGGGTATATGTATTTATTTCAACCAAATCACCATTTTCTAGTAACAACATTTGTTGATATTGACTTCCACCTCCAGCATAACTACTTGGAGTAAACGTGTCTCTTATATCATACATTACACTTTTTAAATATGGAAAATTGTAAGTTTTTTTATTTATGTCTACTGTTCCATCTCGGTACATCACACATTCGTTATTATTTCCTAAAGAAACTCGTAATACATTGTCAAGATAATTATATGTTTCAGTACCTAATGTAAAACTTTTAATTGTTCTTGTCGAAGCAATCATATTTTGAACATCTGTTAATATATTATTATTAAAAAATGCAGAAGACTTAAACATGAACGTATAATTTGGAGACATATAACCACCTTCTCCTTCTACAGAGAATAAATCCAATACATTTCTTTGTTTCTTTTTATATATTGTTCTAACTGTAGGTGCAGCAATCATAAAAATTAAACTATATCACCAGATAACCAAACCATATCTCTCGTTCCCTTTTTAATCACACAAACATTCATTTGGGAATATTTTTGTCTAGTAGATAAAGAACTATCAGCATTTACTAAATCAACATTAGTATCTGGATTTGAAATTTTTGCTTGTATATCTCCAGTTTGAATTACAAGCGCATTAAATCCTAAAGGTAATGTTCCATTGTTGATTTTTAATAAAACGCGATCATCTGGAGTAACTATTGGGCTTTTTTGTACTAAAATTATCATCCCATTGTGTGCTGATGTTAAAAATGTTTCGGTGGTAATTGTGGTTATCTCCCCAGAAAAGTGTTTTAATTTATTGCTTTGTAAATCCAAATCACCTCTCATAGTACCTCCACTTAAAGGGAGATAATTAGAAATTAAAAAATTTTGTAAATTTGAAATATTTGTATTACCAGAAGATCCTAATCTAGTTTCTAAATCACTTATAGCCTGATAAGGACCAGTATTAACAAAAGATGCTACACTTTGTGCAGAAATTTTATAAGTATCCCTAGTTCCTGAATTATCTTCTGAAACAGGAAACAAATCCTCATTTTTTAGTGTCGCTGGAATTGCTGGAAGATCTACTATTTTAACGCCCATAATTATATTTAATTATGGAGATGGATATTTATAATCTTTTAGTTTAATCCAAACACCTTGATCAGTTAATATCTTATCTTCGTCATCTCTAATCAACATCAAATCAGGATTACAGCACTCAATTTCCATTCTTGTTAATAATGCTGCAATAATATCTATATCTTTTTTGATATTAATACAACAATCAACAAAAGAAGGAAATATTGATCTCAAATTTCCATTTTTTTCTATTATTAATCCTTGTTTTTTATCTTCGGCATATATTATATCGAATTTTTTTGAATCTGGTGGTATTTCTGCTGTTGGTTTAACATAATTTCTTGTTGTTGATGAAATTCCTCCTATTGTTTTGTTATCACCAATATAAACTCTTTTATTATCTTTGGTAAAGACTGGTTCCCCTTCTTCAAATAAAACATCTTTTCTTTGAATTTCGTTACCCCTTCTAATCTTCAATCGTCTTAGTTTAAGAATTTTTGGGACTTTCATATAATTACCATTTAATACAATATACTAATGCCATGTTTTTGGGACGAGTTGTTGCTCCCCCACCAGAACTAGTTAAACTACTAAATTCATCGGTTTGTATATTGTTTAAGTCTCTTCCAGTATCAGGATCTCTTCCAGTTGCAACGCTACCTCCACTAGATGTTGTATCGTGATCTAATCCACGAACAAATAAACCTCTTAAATCAGGAACTTTAAATAAACTACCACTAGTTACTGTAGAATATTTATATTCCAAAATAGTAAACAATTCTGGGTAATCATTTGTGCTTATTTCTCTACCATCACACTCAAACCATCCTACGGGAACAACTAACGATGGAAACATAACAATAGATCCAACTGGTACTATATTTCTTTTTGAATCTGAAGGTTGATTACCTGGTGCAAGCCCATTTGTAGTATTTGGAGAAGATATTAAATTTGATACTTTTAAATTTTTAATATTAACTTCTCCTGTAGATTGATTTATCCAAAATGGAGATGTTGTATCAAAATCAAAAGGTCTATGTTTAATGTATAAATTGTTTCCAGAATTTTTATTTACTTTTATAGAGAATAAACTAGGGGTTGTCAAATCATCTGGATTACCAAAAACAATTTCATAATCACTATTTAAATTAGATTCTCTTATTCTCAATTTACCAGTTTCAACTGTGTTCTGGATTCTTGTGGTTACTTCGGCTCCAGTAGATCCAACTATAATATCATTTATACTACCACCGTCTACCAAACTAATGTTACCTTTTACTACAGCATTTCCCGATAAAGATAAATTATTTTGTATAGTAGTATCTCCCGATATTATTACAGAACCCTCTATATCGGCTCCTGTGGTTCCTCCTCCAAGCTTTAATGAGGTTGCAGCACCTTTACCATCATATACCCTTTGTTTAGCCAAAGATGAGTCTATACTATGAGGAAAATGTAGTATACCCCTAAATGTGGTTGATACTTTTTTTGATTCAAGACTATTTGATGTTTCTTCTGCCATAAATGTATTTATTTATATCTAATCAATTGGATAGATGTTTGTTCCATTTTCCAAATCAACCCATGTTTTGAGGTTTTTTAATTTAACTTTTGTTAGATTCAATAAATTTAATTCAAATTGATATATTTTTTTAAATAACCTATTGATTACATTCGGCTGAACAAATTCATTGTCATTAATAAATGAGTTATATTCTAATTCTATGTCTAAAGTATTAATTTCCTCATCGGTAAGATATATGTAATCTTTATATACCAAATCACCGTAATTATTAAATTGAGCATAAAACCTACCTTTTAAATTATTTTTAAATTGAATTATGTTTGAAAATAATTTATAAAATTCTTTATTTAAGACCCAAGATTGGTTATATTCCACATTTTCGAACTTTATTCTTTCAAAATTATAATATGGAAGATTATCATGCTGTAATAATGAAAGATATTCAGTTTTTTCGTTTAAATGTGATATATAAGAATTACCTAAAAAGTATAAATCGTCTTTATTTTTATCAGAAGATGATATATAGATATCATTTGTTGTAAAGTTTAAATTAAAATATTCAGTATAATTCCATGTTTTGTTGTCTTCAAGATCTTCCCAATTTTGATTTATATAATCATAAATAAATATATCGTCTGGAGCAAAGTCATCTCTTTCGAAGACTGCAAAAGTCTTTTCTGGTCTTGAAAAGAACTTTTTGTATATTGTAGTATTTGTTATTGCATAAAATACATTAGAATCTTGTTCTGATATTGCAATTCTTTTAAACGATTTATCAGATGCATCATATAATATATCTTCAAATACATAGGTATTTATAAATTGATTTAATTCGTCATATTCAAATAAACCATATTGTATATTTTTGCCATCATAACTATCTTCAAATAAGACATATACATGATTATTTATTATTCTATGACGTATATCCAAAACTTTATATTTTCTTATTGAGGGTATTTTTATTGTTTTTTTCCAAACAAAATTTTTATCATAAATTTTTATGGAATTGTTACCGTAATCATAAACCCATAATTCATTTGGCCTAGATCCTAATACACTACACCCATTAAATTTATTAATTCTTTGTATATCTCCTATACCTCCTATTGTTTCTACCAAATATCTATTTCCTTCATATATTATATCATTAGTAAGATACGAATTAATATCATATTTAAATACCTGACCACCACCATTAATTTTAGAATCGCTTATATATAAAAATTCTCCATCACATGTTATATCTTCTAAATTTTGACATTTTTGATTAGAAAAATTATCAATTACATCAGTATATAAAGTAAAATTTGCTTCCGATAATTGCCCATTTTCTGTAATTTTACTTGTAAGTCCCATTAAATGAGTATTAGATATAGATAATATGCTTATTCCTGTCTTATACACAAATGGAATAACAACAAATCGTTTCATATTATCAAACTCCTTAAATCCCGATAAAGACGAAACACTAGATAATGTATTATATGCAAATACCGAATTATTTGCTCGTATTTGCCAGTCAAATTCTTCACTACGAATTGGATTACACAAAGTATTAACATGTTTGTCATACGGAACATCGGTGCTCCCCATGAACAACTTACTATACATATAAATTAAATTTTCATGCAAAAATCTTAATTTTTTGTTTAAACTTGTATATCCAACCAATTCATTTGGTTGGATCAATATTTCATCCAAAGTATACGGTAAAGACAACTCATCAAATACATATCTGTCTTTAAAATATTCGGATTTGTGATAATCGGCAGAATATTCACTTATTAATGTTAGTAATTTAGAAGAAGTGTTTGTGTAATATTTTCCAGTATACACTTCTCGGTTATCATTAACATTAAAATATCCAACATAATGTGTTAAATCAGAATTCAAAAACTCGCCACCCGTAGAATAGTTAAATCTAGTTTGCATATTATTTAAATTCTATATTATTTACTGAAGTTGTTATTGGAAGAATTTTCTTTAGTTTCTCCAGCAAAATATCTTTCATTTCATTTTTTAAAGTATTATTTGATAATTTAGAATTTCTTATAATAACATTAACTTTATTACTTTTATTCCCTGTAGTATCCAATTTAAACTGCCTTTCAATACCATCAAGTTCATTTCTTTGATCACATGGTAAAGAAATTACCAAATCATCCATAGTTAATCCGTGATATGTATGGAACAGTATTTCATTATCCGATAATGCTTTTTTATATAATTTAAATTGTTTAATTTTAGCATTGTTGACATAATAATAATTTGGTTGATTTAAGTGTTTACTTAATGAAATATTATTGCGAAAATATGTATTCCCGACACTTATAGATTCACTAAAAATATCTTGAAAAACGTATTGACCCTTTTGTACATAAACTGTTTTAAATTTAATACCATCTACAAACAAAGTAATCATCCCTTCTAATCCGTCTAATTTAAAAGCAAAATTATGATATTCTGATTGAAATTTTTCTATACTTACAGGAATTTCTACTTTAATTTTATCTTTATTGTTATAAACATTTTGTAATGTCAATTTAAATATCATCTCTTTTTTGATTGGATATTTGTTTTTTAAGTATTCGTAATTTGTTAAATTATAATTTACTTTTTTAGAATCACCAAAAGAATAATAATTAGCAGTTAAACTTAAAAAATTTAAACTAGATATTGTTTTTGTGGTTTCATCTATTTTTGCCAAAAATAATTGATTAGCAGATAAAAGATTTGTTACATTTGTTATTTTACCCAAAACTATAGGATACTCGTTTAATCCATTATCGGTATACTCTCTTACTAAATCAATTTTTAATAATTCTATTTTATTGTCTATCATTACCGATAATGTATTGAATAAGCTATCGGTTGATGCTGATATATTAAAAGAATAAAGCAAAATTCTATTTTTATCAAATTTTGTTATCTTGTTTTTGTTATGAATAACATAGTAGTTATACGAATCATCTATAATAAAATCTCTAATTTCACTAGAACTGGATAAATGTGTGGTATTTATTTTTCTATCAAAAGATTCTTGTATCAATTTGTTATTATCTTTAATGTATAAGACTGTATCATCTACAAACCTTTTAGTATCATATCCATCAAATCCGTATATAGATCCTTTATATTTTAAAATTGAATATACTTCTTGTGTTTCATTGTTTAAATACACTGTTTTAGCTGGGATGTAGTTATCTAATACAACTTCATTTGGAGCCACTCCATTTTGAATGTTTTCTTGCAATCCTAAAGGTATTAAAGCATCTTCTCCATATTCTAATGGCGTTACGATGTAATCTTTTTCTGGTGGATATGTTATGTTACCGTAATTATCAATAAAAGGCATACCAACTAATCCTCCATTTGAAAATACTAAATTAAGAACACTTAATTCTTCTGTAATAGTGTTATATCTAACAACTTTTCCGTAAGTATCTTTTAAAAAATAAATAAAATTTTCTTCTTGTATTAAAGATATATAAGAATTACCAACTTCTCCTAAAGAATCATATAAAGCTGTGTCTGAGTTATATTTTTTAATTAAAGGTATCATATTATTCTATATTAATGGTGTAAAACGAATCCAAATGATCCGTTCTGTATATATCTTTTATTTTCGTAGTTTGATTTAATTCATTGTCTGATATCGCAACATCCAATAATTGAAAATTCGTGTTATATACATACACGTTTTGATTAGATTGTATTGTAATTAAAGGAGTTATTAATCTGTCGTATAAAATACCAAATCCTTTATCATTTAAATTTCCTAGTATCTGATGCCCAAATCCTTCTTGCCAATTATTAGACTGCATCCAAAAAGATAGTGTAAATTGATGCCCTAAATTTGCGTCATTATAATCTTGTATTAATGAATACGAATTTCCATTTAAAACATATTCAATTGATTCTAAATCGGTATTATCAATATAAATGGTAGCATCATTCCCATTTAAAAGCTCCAATCCATTTTTTATTATAAATTTTTCTAATCCAGAAATTACTTCAGATACATATTTTTCACCCAAACGATGATATATGTATTCGGAATTTGGAAGAATTATCAAATCACTTCTTTTATCAAAAAACGATCTACCATACAGAGCATATTCTATCGTTTGAGGAGTGTGTGCTGCTTCTTCCTCTAAACTATTGTATACGTCTGGGACATCATAATATTCAGATGATAATAATTTGGTTTTAATTAAATCATTTACTGGATCAATATAAGTATAATTAAAATTCGTTGCTAGTGCTAACGAATATGATGTTTTTTCTGGATAATAATATCTATCTAACCATATAGTTGAACCATCTCTGTTTTTGTAAAGCCATGAGCATAGATATTCTCCAGTCGAATCCGAGGATTTTGTTCTTTTTTGAAAAATCTTATCAGATAAATATGGATTTTCACCCGCAATAGAACCCCTGTAGTTCCAACTTAAATCATTGATGTTTATTTGTTTATATGGATAGAGACTTTCTGGGGTTATGAATTGAGTGTATTTGTCGGCAAAAAATTTATAATCCATGTTATAAAATTCATAATTTAAAGTTATACCATAATCACCCATTTCTTGATCATTACCAGTAAACAATCCTGTATAGTTTCTATTTTCTACTGCTGGTACTTCTTCATTGAATTTTTCTATATAATCTGATCTGTAAGTATAATTTTTGTGAGTTTTTTGATTTTTTAATGTTAATATATTACTTTTTAAAACATTTCCAGTTATACTACTATAATTATTGTAAGCAATAAAATTATTTTTTAAATTGTTTCTACTTTTTTCTTGATTTACTTCATAAGCATTTGTATGCTCACTTTTGTATGATACCCAAGAAGTATTAAGTTTTGGTTTTAATTTTTGTATATAGTAATTAACATTAAAATAATTTGTTTTAAATGAACTTAAATTAGGAGTTGCGGATAACTTATTATTAGAAAATACAATCAATTGAGAATTATGAAACAAACACATTTTATTGTTTGTTTTATCTAAAACATAATTAAAAATACAAAATTCTGGTTTAAAAACAGAAGAAAAATAAAATACCCCATTATTGTGTAATAAATTATAATTTATTCTATTTTTACCTCTATGTAAAATACTAGCACTAGTAGAATTCAGCAGAGTAACTTCGAAAATTCTTTCTGAAGGTTCTATAAATTTTGCATTTGAAGCAGAAAAATAATTTATTAATTCTTCTGTACTTGAATCGTATTCACTAGAAACCGTAAGATATGCTCCAGTATTATTGTCTATTATAGAAGTATTAAAATTGTAAATATTTGATACTTCTGGTAATTCATTTATTTTTATTATTTCGTCTGTTCTATATTTTGATGTTAGATACAACGAAGAATAATTGTTTATTTTTTGATCAGATATGTTTAATAAATACGTTTCTTTATTAAAATTATATCCCTCTTCCGTATAATCAAGAACACCAATAAATCTTACATCATCGTCTCCTAGATATGACGTTGATAAAGCTACAGATTTGGATGCTAGATTAATAATCTCCACTAAATTATTTAATTTTTAAGTTCAAAATGTCACCATTTAAAGATTCTAATACAGTGAATATACTGTCATCTTCGTCATCCACAAATTGAATCGAAGACACAACAACTCCCCTGTAATCAGAAAGTATTGAAGATTTAGCAATTTTGAGAGTAAGTTGAAATATTAATTGATTAAAATTAGAATATGTTACAACTATAGTAGGATAATATATAATATTTGAATTTACAGTATCAGGATAGTATATATGACGAACCTTTTCTCTTAAAATATTAAAATTTTCTTCAAATATATAGTTTTTTTCAAAATTTGGAGACGAATCTCCAAAAATGATTTCGGTTCTAATTATATTTGAATTTTGATTAGGTAATTGAGAAATATCAAATATTACTTCGGTTTTTCCTTTAGAAACTTTGACATCATCTATTGATACATAGTTTATACTATTATATTCTGACGTTAATGTATAATATATTGTATTCATGTTATCCTAATATTAAAACTCCATCATTAATAGTTATATTTGTATTTTCGGTAATATCGTTTTGTGTTATGTTTAAATTAATTATATTAGTAGTGTCATTAAAATTTGTTGTGTTGATGTATTCTTCGGTATTTGGAGTATATAAATTCACTTCAGGATTTAATATATTTTGCCCATCAAAATCAAATTTAATACGATAAATGTAAAACATTTCATTCAAATCTTCTATAGTAGTCATAACACAATATTTTTCATTTCTACTATTATACGTTAATACAGGTTGATTAACTCTACACAATTTTATATTATTTTTTTCTATATCATTTAAATACACACTTAGAGGTATTGTAGATGTGCTTATTTTTTCGTATTTTCCATTTGATAAATTAACTTTATAGAACAATGGTATAATAGAAAAATTATTTGATTCTGTGTTTATAGAAGACAATAATACAATTAAACTATAATCTCTATTTTCAAATATAAATGGATTTGTTATATGAGATAACAAATTTCCCGATTTATATTTAATAAAATTCAAATCTGTTCCAGAATAACTATATTGATTTTCACTGTAGGCTATTTTTTCAAAAACCACATATTCTTTTGTTTTAATCCATAAAAAATCATTATAAACATTGAAATCTAATACTTCATTACTTATTTGATATCTTAATGTATCATATTCACTACTGTTGTATTTTCTGAACTGCACTTCCATAGCTGTAGATAATGGACGTACAGTATTGGATACTATGTCATTTATGTAAATAGAGCCAAATTGATTTCTTTTTTCTATTAATGATTCGGTTTCTGTATCTACATCTGCTAATATAGTTCTGGATGCTGATAATGTTTCCTTTATTATGTGATTTGTTTGATCTTCAAAATCAAACTGAACATCACAAAAATCCGTTATCTTACCAGCATCAAAATTTTTATTCTTTATTGAAGATAAAATATAATTATTGTTAAAATTAGGAGGAAATTCACTAATGTTTTCGCCAGAATTACCGTCCAATACATTTAATGGTCTTTGTTTTAAATTATTTTTCCCATTTCTACAGTAAAAAAGATCATCAATTAAATATGTATATTGATCATACAAACTAGTAACAGAATTATTAAATTCTTGATCAATTTCTATTGGTTCCAAATTATTGTAGGCATTCCCATCAAAAGTTGCTAATTCTATAGGATATAATACATTAAAATTAACATCAAATGTTTCTAAACTTCTTTGATTTTCATTAATCATCAGCCCATCTACGCTATATCCTTCCCAATAAAACCCTCTCTCCATCATTCCGTATTTAAATCCCCCTATTCCGCCTTCTATTGCTATATTATAATAATAATTAGACGCCCAAACATCGGGTTTTACCCATTTTGGGTTGCTGGTTAATACAACTTCTGGTAATATCCCGTTTTCATAAAATTCTATAGGACCGCCATCATAATCTTCGCATTCTTTTACTGGAATTTCTTCCAAAAAGCTATAATCTATCAACTTTTGTTTAATTTTATGTTTAAATAAACCATATTGGTTACCATAAATATCAGAATTCCATCTATATACAATACCTCTATCATACAAAGGTGCAAAATTGGATTTAATCCCACTTAATCCTAATTCGTAACTATTTGCTATTTGATGTCTTGAAAAATACGAATAATAATCTTGTGAAAATGGTGTTGAATTGATATCTCCAGATGAATAATCACGACTTCTATTATTAACCGATTTAGTGTATTCGCATATATGTGTTAATGGATACTTTGTGTCATATATTCTAGATACACCCATAGTATTTCCGTATAATGATGGATCGGGAAATACATATACACTATTTGGTTGTAATTTAGATTCATTTATTTTGTATAATTTTTCTGGCACAGAAAAATATAAAATACTATTTTTATCTGGTGTAAAAAATAATCCAATATCTCTTTCGGAATACAACACAGATTCTTCTTCTATTGTTGCTGTTGTTGGATAATGCCTATTCAACAAATTTCCTGTTGGATTTTCTGCTTTAACCAAAACTCCAGACGTTATATCAAAAATAGTACTTCCCGTCTGAATATAGTACATATCTGCTCCAATATATTTTTTAACCAAATCAGCATTTAATAAAACTAATTTATTTGCCTTCGGTTTTTCTTCAGAAACTAAATTATAAAGTTTTTGATCAGGTTTACAATCTAAATCTACTTGATCCAATGCATAATTGATTGTAAATATTTTCCCAAATTGAGTTAAAAACAGTTTAATATTTTCAAATAGTTTATTTTTTACGGCTTGATCAAAATTAATAAAAATATCAACATCAATTGCATTTAAATTTGTTGAATATAGTTTATTTCTTAATCCAGTTTTAACATCATATGTTTCTGGAACTTCCGTTGGATCATTATCGTGATAATTCGTATATGTATCATATAATGTTTCAATTTCTATCTTTAAATCCTTAAGGAGTTCGTTCTGTATTATGTTTTGTTGTAGTGTTTTTTCAGCAGAAAAATCAAATGTACCAGAAAATATTGTATCAATTACGGTTTCGTTAATTGATTTTTTTATACTTATATTAGTTCCTTTTACTTTGTTTTTTTGTACTTTATATTTTAATTTTTCTCTTTTATCCGAATAGAATTTACATATTTCTATTAATTTGGAAGAATAGAATGGTATTATAATATCCAATTCCGTCTCATCCGAATAATTTATATTTGCTAGGAATCTTCTTTCTTCTGTAGAACTATATTGTAAAGTTATTTCCTTTATTAATTCTACATATCTTTCTTGTATTGATTGTTCTGATTGACCATCACTTAGTTTTTTAACTACATTCCATTCTTTTAAATATGATAAATATAGATCATTAAATTGTAACGGAGTTAAATCTGCTCTAGTGTACTTTAAAAAGTCAAAAAATGAAAACGGAGCTTCATAGTCCAAGTAATCCCTTTCAAGTACCGAAGGATTTACTATGGAATATAATGGTAATGTTTTAGCAAATACGAGTGATTCCGACACATTATTATTTAATGATGCCCAATCCTTTTGCTAATGTATAGCAAATCATCTTTTGTTTGATGGAATCCCATACTTGTATATCTGTTATATTTTTCGGTATATTGTTATACGGATCACTCCAATTTATGACACCTTCGTTTTGGATGTCAGTATATCCTGTAACATAGTTATAAAAAGTGTATAACAATGGTATTTGGTCGTTGGAATATTCTTCTGGCAACAGCAACCCCCATCCCCAATTTGGGTGGTATGTGCTTAATTGATATGTTCTTGTATTTGCATCTATATATGTTATGTTCCCTGATACAGAACTTAATATATTAGTATTTAAAACTCTATATGTTTCGCTGAATTTTTCATAACTTATTATATTATTACCCGCAGTCAAAATCGAAGTAAAAAAGTCTAATTCTTCTCCTTTGTTTATCCCATAATTTACAGGTTGATTATTTTGTCTCAAATATTCATTATTATATCCTTTATTATAAAAATTTAAATCAAATTTATCATAACTTCCCTTTAATTTTGAAAAATTTATAGAAAACAAATCAATTAATCTGTTTAATTCTGCTGGAAGATTGTATGAAGTATTATTAAATGTATAGAATGGTTCATCCAACATTTCATACATTGATTTTAATGCTTGAACGCCACAAACATCAATATTATGTAAATTGTTTGTAAAATTAGAGATTTTTTCATAAACAACCTTTCCTATTTCATTTGGTTTTGATGACAACGCACCCACTGCTGTTCCTATAAAGTCATCAAAAACAATAGTATTATCCAACAAATAATCTTGAAAACGATATGATTTTATTTGTTGTTTCATGTCAAAATTTTCATTAACCTTTCTTATCTCATATTCTCCTTGAGTAGAAGGATATAAATTAAAATTATTACTATTTCCGTATACAGGTTTGGGGTTTCCGAATGTATTTTGGTATTTATTAATATACTTAAACCCATTCCAATCTCCGTATGCATTTATTTTATCTTGTGTTCTATTAGCTGGTATGTCGTTTGTGTAATATAAACTCATAGACGATGGATGGAACCCATATCTCATAACATTTGCAGAAAAATAATGTATTTTCCTGTTTGTATTATCTACTACTAATATAGTATTATCCGTAGTACAAGCAATCCCTTCCAAATCACTAATATAATTCGTTTCTGGATCTAATGAAGAATAGGTACTTAACGAAAATGTACTAAATGTATTCGTTTGTGTGTTGATGAATGCTAATTCATTCCTATTTTTTGTTGCCCATATGTTTCCTGAAACATCTAATGTTAGATTCCACAAGCTACCACTAACATCATAATAGGTTACACTATTTCCATCTGGATCTATTTTATATATTTTATCATTACTAGAAGATAAAACTAATGATGGGGACTCTAGCTCTTTTGCTATACCCCATGCATTACAATTTAGATCCGTTATAATTTCGGTTGATTCGTAATTTGGTGTTAGATTGATTTTAAATAAGAAATTAGTACTGATATCATACTTTTCAATAAACGATAATTGTTCGTTTGAATATGATATCCATAAATTATCATTTAAATCTGTGTCCAAAGATGCTGGAGTAACACTATTTTCATAATCCGTTACTGTGTTTGCTACTGATGGACGTATTATCCTATCTACAAGATTAGATAAATTGTTAATTCGTATAGTACTGATCGAATCATATAATGTAACCCATATATTTCCTTTACTGTCACTACAAATATCAGATGGAGACGAATTTTCTGGTAATACATACCCATCATACAACAATTCCAAATTTATTGGATCGTACTTCATTATCTTTTCTTTATCAGCATCGACCAAAAATGCTTCGTATGTAGTTTTTCCGTTCGGTAATCTCTTAGATACGACACAAGATGAATAAATGCCAGTTAAACTATAGGTTCTAATCAAATTATCGCTCAATATTTTTCTGGTTTTATCATTAGTATCCTGCTTCACCACAATACTATGTATTTTATCCGATTGTGGTTCACTTATAATTGCACATGCCGTGTCCACTAAATATCTTTTTGTGGCTATGGGTATAGCTTTTGCAAAAATGTGTACATTTTTCAACGGATTATCGGCAATCAAATATCCTTTGAAATAACCACCAAATTTTTGTGACGAAAGAACTCCATAATTTGAATTAAATTCGACATTTTCTAATTTATTATCATATTCATCCCTAAGTTCCAAGTATATTTCACCGGGTAATACATTAGGATCTGGTTTTAATGTTAATATTGGATTGTATTTTGATGTTAATTTCGCAATATCTTTAATTTTTACAACAAATGGTATTTTTTGATTAACAAATTTTTGAGGATATATGTTAAACGTATCAATTAAATTACCATTATTATCATCATCAATACCATTTGATGTTATTGTCAAATGGTCTGAATATAATTGTTCAATTAATATAGTAAATGCTGTCGTATCGAATATATTATTTAAAACTGATATATAATTTTCTGGAAATTTTATATGATCCGAATCAAAATCTTTAAATTTTCTTGTATCAAACGATGCATAAACCGTTATTGGCTGCTCTCTCGTAACATCTTCTAATAATTTTGGTAAATCATCAATAAAATAGAATTCTTTACTTCCTGAAGTACCCACAAAACAAGATCCTATGTCGTTTTTTTCGCATAATGTTAATTTATTATTAAAAACTCTTGCATATATTTCTATATTTGAAGTTTTAATACTATTAACTGGTTGTTTTTCGTATTGTTGTGTAATTACATTATATTCTATAGATTCAAATCTAGAAGAGGGCTTTAAATGACCCCAAGAATCCTTTTTATATTCTTCTACATTTAAAAGTGGAGCTGTGTTACCATTTACATTTAATTTTATTGTATATCCTTCTGCTGATAACACATCATATGTTTGCCAGCTATTAAAACGAAATATTTTAAATGGATTTTGTTTAGTTCCTGATTCGGTTTTTCCTATAAATCCCGACAAAGACAATACATCACTTATATAATCATGCACCATCAAATTTTGAGAAAAAGCATCAACATATCCTTCTCCCAATTTACCTAATACATAACATTTAACATTATACCAACCGGGAAATTTATAACTATGAACAGCAGTAACAGATTCTGATGTTGTCCCATCACCAAAATCCCATAATATCCTTTTTTTAGAATAATCTACGGATGTCCCATCATCAAAAATTGGAATAAACGTAAAAGGGGTAATAGGAAGCGTATATCCACTGGTTGTTTGAGTTCCAGTGTAATCTAATGTTTGAAAATAAATATATCTGTGATAATCTTGCATTATATTACTTCTATTTTATTAATTAAATTTGATATTTTATAAAAAAACGGAAATTCGAAGAATTTTAACGACATATTTTGTGAAGTTGTGTTCACATTAGCATTTCCATACAACGGATTCCAATATATAAAACTTATTTTTGAAGTTTTATATTCAACACCATTTGAAATTCTAACAGTTTCTAATGATTTGATGCCTTCTATACTTAAAATATTAAAACTCAATTCAGTTAAATCTAAAGTTTGCTCTAATGAATTACTAGCTTGTAAAAAGAATTGTTTAAATAACACATATATAGAATTTTTAATTTGATCTTTAGATATTATCTGTGTTGTACTTCTAGTTACTCGTAAAACAGTCTCATCTCTAATATCGGGAGTTATTATTTCACCTAATATTGGTAATGCTATATCAAATGCCAAATATATCGGATCATTTACAACAATATTATGATTCAACATCTTAACTTCTTCTAATTTATCAACTATTGCTTGTTTTTGAGAAAAAAACAAATCGATTGGGGTTGTTTCGTCTTTGATTGCGCCTAATCTAGGTACACAAAACAAATAAACATTATTAAAGTCACAAGAATCATTAAATGCAACTTGATTAAACAACAATTTATCATCCAAATTAGGTCTTTGGAGTCCCAAGTCATAATAATATGACAAATATTCTGATGTATATTGTTTATTTGAAACCGCTTTAACACTTTGTATTATATTAGAGAAATTCTTATATACATAAGATTCATAATCATATACCGTAACCGCTCTATTTTGCGAAGAAAACAACAATGGTGCATTTTTTCTCATTTCTGTTACGTTTTCAACTGGAGTAGGAGGTATTGATGCATATTCGTTTTCAAATTTTAATGCTAAAGTATTATCCTTTGACAAATAATTAACATTAGGATCTTTGATATCGTTTTGTATTTCAAAAAACAAATCAGAAATATAAGAAGAAACCTTACCAGATTTACTGGCATTTATTCCAATAATACCAGAATTACCATCACTTTCCAAATAATAAATTGCTACAACATCTCCAGAATTTAATCGTTTTCCGTTAATATCATCACCAAATTTTATTTCATGATGACCATATTCGTTCAATCTCTTTTCAAAATAATTAGAAATATTATCAGATAAGTATAAACTACTAACTTCTTTCCATTCTGACCATTTTTGTGTATTAACATCCTTTACAAACACATAAACATTGTTATGATCTATCATTTTAGATGGTGCTATATCTAAAGGATAATCAAGATTTAAAGTAAAAGATTCAAAATTTTCTCCAATAGCGGTATATAATGGATATTCTTTAAAAGCTCCTTGGTATAATAAATTATTTGCCCCCACAGATTCAATTAATTCATCTTGAGAAGAATTTGTAATCTTCTGAAAAGATACATCCTTATTAAAAGAATAAGGTATATTGTTTATTATCATGTAAGAAAATCTTTCAATCGTATATGATCCTACTGGAATAAGCGTAGTTGCATACATATCAACCTTTAAAGATGCTGTATGCGATCCATTTGGTTTATATCCAATCAAATTTACAATTTTATTCATGTTTTCAAACAATTCAGCTTGTGAAAATAATGAATCCGATGCTGTTTGGTTTAGATAAAACAACAATACATGATATGTGTAAGCAACGACATCAACTAATCCGTTTATATTACTTCCTTCGAAGTCAATATCAGGAAAAACTCCTATAGTTTTTAATCTATTTTTGATTAATTGCTTTAGACTTAATGCATCAAATGCGGCATACGCATTTCTTGGTAATTTAAATTCTGTAAAATTGGAAGTACTCATTTTTATGTTCTGTAATTATATCCACTATTGTTTAGCGTACCAAACATTGATGCATTATTTATATTTAATGAAGGTATGCTGTAGTTTATCGAAATATCAAATTCATTAACGTCCTCAAATACTGTTATTTTAACACTGTTTAGTTTAACTCTTGGTTCGAATGTTCCTATTTGTGTATATATCTGGCTTCGTATTAATTCGGCTACTTCTATTGTGGCTGGTTCGAACAAATATCTTCTTAAATCCATTCCAAATTCTGGGTTTAAAACCTTTTCACCAGGTGTTGTAGTAAATAGATTTTTTAATGAATTTCTAATAGCATTAATATCATAATCTACTTTAAAATCATTAACATCTGAATTTTGGAATAAAATACTATTTACATCATATCTTGGTTGTAATTCTAAGTGCAGATCAGCATATAAATAATTTTGAGATCCCAATGGAGATTTTGGAAGATCGCTTATTAAGATTTTTCCCATAAAAATATTTAATAGTCACACTAAATAATCTTATGGAAAAAAAGTTTATAAGATTGGTTGAATCCAATATTACCAGAGCAACTAGAGGTGGTTTTTTGGTTGGAGACTATATTGAATTAATGAAAACTTATAAATCTCATGAAGAATACAAAAAACTTCATGATAACGTCAAAAAAGATTTAGACAGTTTAGTTGACAGTAAACAACACCTAAGAGTAATTGGTGTTAATGATACACAACCACAAAGATATGGTGGAAATCCAGAAATGATGACTGGACATGTAATATTATCTGTCGCGCAGGATCAAGGTGGAGGAAGAAGATATTATAACGTACTAGTTCCTTCCTGCTTATGTGTTGTAAAAGACTTTTATCCAAATCTTGCTCCGTTCCCAGATCAATTCAATTACGACAACAAAGAAATTCACCAACCAGAAGAGGTTGGTGAAGTCGAAAGTGGAGCCAAAGGTGTTACCTATGCTCTCCCAACAGTTGATATTAAAATTCCTGTTGAAAAAGTCAAAAAGACTAAAGTCAAGAAAGAATCATATACCACCGAATATTTAAGTGGAATGGAATATCTTGGATAATCCAACCATACAAGCAAAACAATTAATTTCGACATCAATTACTTGCGAATGTCTATCCATATGATGGGCTATCGTCAATATTGCTTCTTTTTTCTTTAAGGTATCGATAGATTTGTTATAAATTAAATTTAACACAGCCTTCATCAAGGCATGAAAATCCGACTGAAATGTCATTTCATGCTTTATTATAAATTCTCTAACACAAATAATATCATTTTGAATCAAATTTGTATACAATTCTTCCACAAACTCTTCCGATACTAAAGAATTCCTGATATTAAGTAATCCCGATGTTGAATATTTCTGTAAATCATTCAGCATTTTCCTAAAATCGGGAAAATTGGTCTTAATCAATGTCCTAAATCCCAAAATTTGATCTTGTGTGATGGAAATACCTTCTTTTCCCAAAATTTTAGCACAATGCTTAACAACATCTGCTATATTATGATCAAAATTAAGAATTACACACCTACTTCTGATTGGATCGATGATTCTGTGCTTATAATTTGCTGTAAGAATGAATCTGGTGTTATGGGCATACTCTTCCATAACATTTCTGAGTGCTCTGGCACCTTCTCCACTCAAAGAATCAGCCTCATCTAAAATAACAACCTTAATTCCACCATCAAATGACTTAGTTTGAGAAAATCCAATGATTTTATGACGAATTGTGTCAATTCCATTCTCATCCGAAGCATTAATATACAGATAATCACACTTTAAAATGTCATTGACTATGATTTTAGCCGTAGAAGTCTTCCCAGTACCGGGTGTAGACACAAATAACAAGTGTGGAATATCCCTATTCTTCTTATAAGACTCCAAGATTTCTCTTGTTTCATCCGATACACATAGTGATTCTAGTGTTTTCGGTCTATATTTTTCACACCAAAGAGTATTGAAGTTCATATTATCGTCCTGATGAGCCAAATCCTTTATCACCTCTACTTGTTTCGTCCTTGATTTCCACCCAACAAACCTCTGGTTCAATCAATTTATACACAACTAGTTGTGCAATTCGATCACCAGCCTGAACTATATAAGGTGTATCCGTATTATTAATCAATGCTGCTCCCAATTTGCCCCTGTATGAACAGTCGATCACACCGGGAAATGCCGTAATCCCGTGCCTGAAGAACATTCCTGATCTAGATTCAATCCGAATCCAGTATCCCCTTTGTATAAAGCCAATATCCAGCCCAATAGGAACTGTTATAGTACTATGAGGATCAATATTTACTTTTTCTACTGCATAAATGTCATATCCTGTATCACCAATTAATGGTTCGTTGTTGTTTCTTTGTGGTAGCCGTGCATTTTCGTGGGTCTTTACGAAACATATCTTAATATGTGGAAATGGAGAGTTTGTAAATGGCATAGTTTTATTCATAATACTATACTTTGTGCTGGAAAGCAAGACATTTTCGCCTAAATATTTTCATGTCTGACGATAGTGAATTAAATGATACTGTAAATTCCATTTTAGATCAATTAAAAACTGTTCCTGTTATTGCAAAGAAAGTAAATCAGATGCAATCTGACTTAACCAAAGAACATTTAGAAAAATTTGTAATTCAATATGCAAGTAGACTAGTTGAAAACGCCACAGAATCTGTAGAATATATAAAAGATAATGTACAAGCTGCCCCAACTGCGGACGATGTCATTTCTTTGGCTGAATTAATAAAATCCACTTCAGGAGCATTAGAAATTTTAAATAAAATTGTAATTAACAAAGATAAACTTCAAAATTCTGTAAAAATTAAAGAGATGGATGTTGCCAGCAAACGAGAAGAGCTTGAAGTCAAAACAACTACAGCATTAATTGCTTCAAGAGATGAAATTCTTAAAGAATTAATGAATAAATCAGCTAAAATCATTAATATAACCCCAAATTAACAACCTTTACTGTCAATAATTTTCTGTTTCACTTTATCACCATCATTCCATTTACAATATTGTCTATATTCCGAATCCATTTTGGCTTTTACAAATCCAGAAGTTGCTGCTGGGCCTCTTAATTTAACACGATCCCAATCAGTTTTGCATATAAACATAGGAGCAAATTGAGATGCTTGTTGAGGATTCCATAAAACTTTAGGTTCTTTTGTATCTGCTATTTGTATTTTTAATTTAAGTTGAGCAGTTCTATCTGCTAGTTTACTTCCTTTTTTTGTTGGCAAAAATTCATCAATAACCATTTTAAATTTAGTTCCTAATTTGCCAAGTGCTGCTGAAGTATCTCCTACTTGTCTGCGTTCAATCCATGTATTTCCTGCTTTGTCAACTACTGTTATGATTAATACATCAAACGGTTTAATTCCATATGCTTTATATGCTTCTGGATTTATAGCAACGGTTTTCATAGGAATAATCATATTACTAGCATTACCCAATCCAATTTCAGATCCAGAATCTGGACATTCGTCTTCAGCATATCCATATGCGGTTAATTTAACTTCACCGAAATCAAATTGTATTTCTTTTCCAGTTGCTGGTACATTTTCTAAACCTGCACCAGCAGCAGGTTGTGCCCCAGCAGCCTGTGCTGGGCTTACTGTGCTACCACCACCAGCAGTTACCACCTGTTCTGCACCTTTAGACGGTCCATCATATGTATTATATGTTGGTGCTTTCTTGGCATCTTCAAATCTTGTGTATTCTTGGTTATTTTTAACGCAATCTAAGGCATTAGCAAATGTATTTTCCGTAGCATATTGAGCAGGTGCTGGAGATCCCATTATATCAACTAACGATTTAACATTACCATTTTTAATACCCATGTATTTTCTTTTTGCATATGCCGAATTCATCATTGGATCATATGGATTATATCTTTGTCCATATTCATGTTGTCTGTGACAGTCTCCCAGTGCTTCTTGTATTTTTGCTTGTATTTCCGAATGAACTTCGGATACGGTAAAGTATGTTTGCGTATCTCCTGTCAATGGTAGTCGAGCAAATGTAGTATCTGGCGATTGTCCGCTAGATATTTGTGACTTTACTCTTTCTCTATCTTTATCTGAGAAGAATGGCTTTACGCCATCACGATATAAATCTTGTGTTGCTATTTTTAATTTAAAAAATTCACCTCTTACTTGAGGTTTAATTTTATTTAAAATATTAGTAGCAATATTAACTGGAGCATGTAACATTTCATCACCCGCAGCAGCTAAAATTGATGCGCTATCACTCATTGCTCTTCCAAAATCTGCTAATGTTCCAATACTAGATGATTTAGGAGTAAAATAATTACAAGGTCTTTTACAAGTTTTAAGCATTTGTGCTAATTTATTTAAAAAACTGTTATCCTCATGTATGCTTGTATTGTTATTAATAAAATCTCCTTTTATTGGAGTATTGTTTGGTTGAGTTGGGAGTACGTCAGATGGATTTGATATCAATTTCACTTTATCAAACGCATACTCCACTTCTTGTAAAATGACATCTGCATAATATGGTGGATATACTCTTACTTTTTTAACAAAAAAGTTTATAGTTTGAACGTCCAAATCTGGTCCATAAATTAAAAACTTTTTTGTAAAATTTCTAAGAGCATTTATTGGGTTAGAAGAACGCTTTACAGCTTTCCAGTCATACATAAGTTCTACTTCTTGTGGAAATGCGCTTACAAAATCACAATTCGTAGTATTATTTTTTAAAAAATCTGGATTTGGTCCTATTGTTATTGCTTCTAAAAATTTGGGAAACGTGTTAGCGTAAAACATATTATATACCTTTCTGTAAAAATTCTTCTAATGTAGTTCCATTTTCGTCACCATCAACTAATCTATATGGTTTTATGGTTTCCATTTCATTTCTATAAGTATTAAATTCAAAAACATGTTTAACACTTGTGATAAAATGTCTACCTAAAACATTCATATCATATTTAGTTGCTGTGAATCTTCCATCTTTATTTTCGGCAGTTTTTATTACATCTACAAAAGATAATGACTTTCTATGTGTTTTTCCAGTTAATTTAAATTGATATGTATTATTTAAATACAATAAAGATGATAATTTTTGATTTAAATATTTTTTCTCATCCATTTCTGGGGGAAGAACACCCTTATGAGTATCATAATTATTTTTCTTATTTGGATTTGGATAAAAATTAGGAAAAACTTCGTATTTTTGATTTCCGTCTTTAGAAAATAAATCTTTAAATGGTTTTACAAATAAATCATAATAGTCTTTCATAAATGATTCACTGTTTAAAGTTTTTAAATTAAAAACCATTGATTTATACGATCTGGAACACGACATTATACCAGCATTTCCCGCCAATATAATATTATCTTTGCATGACGGTGATTCTATGTAAAATTGATTTATTTTAGATTCTTCAAAAGTTACTGGAAATGTGTTCCATACAATAGACGATCCTTCTTTTTTATCACTAGTATTAGAATTTGATTGGCTTAATGCAGGGAATTTTAAAGTTTCTATGACATTATCAACATGAGATTTAAACGCAGTGTATAGAGAAATTAATAAAAATTTCTTTTGATGTCTATCATATTGCAATAAACATGGAGATTTTTTATATGAATGAAATGTTAAAACATAATTTAATATTTCCATGTATGACATAACTCCATAAGGATTTAAATTTAATTGAGATTCTCCATCTTCATCAAATATTTTTTGATTTGTTTTTACATCTTTAAAAAACAAATCTTCGGAAGGATTATTGTCATTATAAACAGCATATAAAATAGCCTTTATTATATCACCAGTTGGTTTTCCGTTTCCCGCATTGGTTTCCATATAATTTCCAACCACTGCCCCAGCTTTTTGCATCCCAAAAATATTACATATATTTTCAGACATTGCATATTGTGCCCATTCAACCAAAACCAACTTTTTACATACTGTATTATTATAAGTGACTTCGGTAGCTTCGACTACAACAAAATTAAATTTTAGTCTCAACCATTCTTTCATTTTTTCATCATCTTTATCCTTGTCAAATTCTCCCGTAGCAGTAGGCATTATTTCTATATTAACTACATCCCTACCATTTCCTAAAAATACATAAGGAGATGACGATTTTTCTATTACGTTTTGATCATTTGCTACAATCATTGTGGCAGAATGAAACGGATTAAAAATGTTATCGTCGATTTCAAGGAATAACAAAGAATTTCTATTCAAATATGTAAAATATCCTTCATTGTTTGCCATATATATGGAAAACACAAATTCTTCATTTCCATATTTTGCATAAAAATGAGATTTATCGAAACTACTAGAAGTATTTGCAGCCATTTTATATTTTTTGTTTTATAGCACTATATATGATTCCCAAATATTCACTTTTTAATATTTTAATTGTTGATCCCGCTTTAATTAATTTAACTGGATTTTTTAAATTATTTACTGCTAATATCAACCACCATAAATGTTGTGTTTTGTAAAATTTATAACTTAATGTTGTAAAAGGCATTTCAGAATCAATAATATAATATTCATATATATTATCATCCAAATTTGCTGGTATAACAATTTTACTTAATATATTATAAAAAACATATGTATCTTTAGCTTCAGTATCAAATTGATACATATTAAAAATATTTTCATATCTTTCTGGATTATGCGTTATTGTTATTTTTTCCATAATTATATTGTTTTAACACTTGGTAAAAACCCAGCTTGCGCTGGTGTTGAATTTCTTGTTCCTGTAGATATTGTTGCCGATCCTCCAATAGGAGACGATGTTGTATCCAATTTTGGATTTGGTGAAGGATTACTACTAGTACCATTTATAGCATTTATTACCGCATCTCTAACCGAAGTACTTCTTTTAGATACATCAATACCAGCAGTACCCATTTCAGGTATCATGAAATTATTAACTTCATTTGTTAATGATTTAAATGATAATGAAATTCTAAATGCATCTGGAACAATTGTATCTTTACTGTTTACTGTTAAAATTCTTTTTGTGCCCTCGTGGCTAACTTCCAATTTGGATATAAAAGTATATGGATAAAATCCCCTACCAGGTACTCTTAATTCATATATAGCTGGAGGATCTACCAAAATACGATTATGTCTATGTGGTGTATTCTGTATTAATAATTTTGTTATTAAATCCAAATTTTTTAAATAAGCATTTGGTGTTATAGTATTAAAAAGATAAAAATTAACATCAATAGTGAATTCACTATTTGCAAAATTAAAAAACTTTGGACGTTGAATAAACATACCCGGTTCCGTTATGGATGCTAGGTTCATCATTCCAGCAGTCTTTTCTGCTAATTTGGAAAATCCTGCTGCCATTTCTTGTAATTCATTAGCATTACTGTAAGTATCGGAAAAATCATTGGATATATTAATATATCCCTTTTCAAAATAAGGAAATTTGTAATTTCTTCCTGTCTTCTCTCTTATATAAAGATATGCATACTTCTTCTTTAAATCATCATCTCCCGTTATGCTTTTCCATGCTTCTGCTGTAGTATCTATACCTTTAACTTGATCAGAAATTCTATTAGCAAAATCATATACCCCCTTTTGTAGTTTTTCGGTGACTTTATTTGCATTGTCCCCTATTGCTCCCATAAATTTACCAAATTCATTATTACCAAAATCACTTTTTAATATGTCATATAAATTTTTTGCTATCGTACCTTCTCCGTAACTACTTTCCAACACATCAGGAAATAACAAAGCTGATGACATCAAGGAAGACAGATAAGAATTTCCCGCAAGTTTAAATTCTTGTATAGAAACGTAAGGTATTTCGGTCCATTTTTTTATTTTATTTTTAGAATAAGTCCAGTCATAATCTCTAACCACATTTATTACACTATCTGTTTGTTGTGTGGGGGTATTTAGTATCTTATCAGATGGTTGATTAAATGCTGAACTAACCGTTTGTGCTGCTGGTATAGATTCTTGATATGGAGTGTTCTCCTTTATAGTTTCTATATTCTTTTTTTCATCTAAAAATTTTTCGGCTTCTGCTTGAGAGGCAAATCCAGAATATTCAAAAGTGTTGTTAGAATATCTCTTAGCATAACGAAGATTCCCGTTTTGGGACTCTGTTTTTTGTTTAGTTATTCTAATTTTATCTTCTTCTGCCATAGAATTATTTAACCACTCAAATTAGATACAGGCTTATCCCTGAAAAGACATGGCTAATAATTTTAAATTATCTCTATAATGCCCTTTTGTATTAAAAGAAGGACTAGTATAAGTTTCGTTTGATCCATTAGACGCCATAGGAGACATCATCCCAGCATTTTGGAATGATGGTGATCCAGAATTAGCTCCATTTGCCACTAGAACCTCCATCAATTGGTTACTTCTTCTCAATTCTACTAATTGATCTCTCATAATATCCAATTGTAATTCAGATGATTGAGTTATTGCTTCTTTTATTCCGTTATCATTCTGTACATTTATATTTTTAATCTGATTTAAATCAGATTCCATCTGTACCGCTTGAAATTTTTTGTATGCATCAGAAAATTCGGATATACCATATGCCAAATCTATGACTGGTTTAGCCATTAAGGTCAAGTCTTTAATTAAATTTGTTAAATTAAGGTCGGTGGTTAAACTCCTAAGACCTTCACCCATAAATTTTAATCCTAATCCTAATTCATATATTTTACCAGAATCAATACTTTCAAATTTTTTAATTTTACTAACAGGATCTGATTTAAAAAACCCAGTAACCGAATCTATCATAGAAGATCCAAGATTTCCTAATGACCCCATAAACATTCCTTTGAGTCCTTCACCCAAAAATATCAAACCTTTTCCAATTTGTTCAAAATTAATCTGATCTACTCCTGCATATTTAAATAAATTTTCGGCAATATTACCTATCAAATCTGATATTTTATATACCACATCAATACCCATTTCCATTAGCTTAGAAAAAACACCCACTCCCGCCACAAAAAGGCCGAATTTAGCCATAGCAACTGTTGATGACTCCAATCCACCTATAATACTATCCCAAGGCTTATCAGCAAACTCCATAAGATTGTTTGCCAATACTCCAGCTAATATAGAAAGATCATATAATACTGCTGATCCTGTGTCCATTACTGAACTTCCAAAAATTTTGACTATTGCTCCCATTCCTGCTACGGTTTTTGCAAAAGACCACATGCCGTCAGAAGCACCCCTTAAACCAGGTACTATTTCGTCCCAAGGTCTTCCCGCAAATTGTTGTAAGTTCGATGCTAATAACCCAGAAACATGTGCCAATTTCATTAAAACTGCACCACCAGCTACCATGAATGGAGCTGCTAATACAGCCAAAACTCCCATTTTTGCTACAGTTTTACCAAAAGTCCACATTGCCATTGCTGATCCAGATATTCCATTTGTTATTTCATTCCAATCATGTCCAGCAAATTTACTTAAAGAATCTGCCATATATCCAGCAACAAAGGAAAGTCCAACTATAGCAATAGCACCAGCACCAAGCAATAATGCTGCTACTGGATTGGCAACCAATGCTCCTATTGCTGCTACTGCTAATCCAAATGCAACAATAGCTAATGTAGCTAATCCCAAACCTTTAAAAATCTCTTTCCAGTCTTTATTCGCAACTTTAGTTAACGAATCTCCCAAATATCCGACAACAAAAGACAAAGCCAGCATCGTAGCTGCACCCATAAGCATGTTTGCACCACCTTTTTTTGATAACTGACCAATAACATAAGCAATTGCACCCATCCCAATAATTGCTAATCCAGCATTAGCTAAACCTTTTAATAATAAAGTCCAATCTAAATTTGCCATTTCAAGAAGCATTGGTATAATTAAAAATTTCAACATCAACGAAAGAATAAGTACTCCACCCATAGATTTCATCACTTCTCCTCCTTTAATTTGTTCAGCACCTTTCATTGCAAGCAAACAAGCACCAAATACTAATGCTAATTTAACTAGTCCTTCAATTAATTGTTCATATGGTATTGATGTAATATGTGTAATTAATGGTATTACCAGAAATCCTACTATTAACGCAAATAGACCAAATCCTTTAGTGTTTTGTATCACCTCACTAGATTTGATCATACTCATCAATTTTAACACTCCAATACAAGTTGCAAACACTACTCCCAATTTAATTAAACCTTCTATTAATGTTGATGCATCTATTTTAGTTAAAGCCAGCATCATCGGTATAATTAAAAATAAAATAGTTGCAGACAATATACCAAAACCAACAGCAGCACTTTTAATCCCGCCTCCAACCTTTCCAACAAATATAAACATTGCTACCACCGCACCCACAACACCTAATACTTTGAGTAAATTACCAGTATCTATCATATTGGATTTTACTAAAGCGTTTATAATTAACACTAATCCAACACCTAGTGCCATCAATCCAGCAATATTACCCAAATTCATTGATCCTCCACCAGAATCCTTTGGTTTTTTATTTAAAATATCTGTGTTTACTTGAATTAATTCAGATAGCTTTTCATTTAAACCAGTTGCTGCTAATTCAGCTCTTACAAAATAATCAGTTACTATTGTTCTAAAACTTTCCCATTTCATTCTCCTAAGAAGTAAGTCCCAACCTCTGGCTATATCTCTACCGTTAGGAATAGATCCAAATAAATCTAATATTCCCTTTTTTATTGTTTCTAATTTACTATTAGTCTCTGTAAAAATTGGTTCATAATCTTTTGGAACATTAGTGGACACAATTAAAAGAGAACTCTGTATAGCCTGAAAATACGATTCATAATCTTTAGGAACATTAGTAGCTATAGAATTTAAAGATCCTTCTATAGCTTGGAAGTTTAGTTCATAATCTTTAGGAACATTAGTAGCTATGGAATTTAAAGATCCTTCTATAGCTTGGAAGTTTGTAGTATAATCCTTTGGGGTATTTGTAGCTATGGAATTTAAAGATCCTTCTATAGCTTGGAAGTTTGTAGTATAATCTTTTGGTAAATTTGATGATATTCTTGATAAAGATGTTTCTACATTTTTTAAATTTTGTGTATAATCCTTTTTTGTATTATTAAAAATAGAATTTAACGAAGTTTGTAATTTAGAAAATATTGATGTATAATCTTTTGGTAAATTTGATGATATTCTTGATAAAGATGTCTCGACAGTTTTTAAATTTTGTGTATAATCTTTTTTTGTATTATTAAAAATAGAATTTAAAGTAGTTTGTAATTTATCAAAAATTGATGTATAGTCCTTTGATCCTTCTTCTGGAAGATCAAACTTTTTTTCTAATGAAAGAAAGTTTGATGTATAATCTTTAATTTTTGAAGCTATACTAGATAATATTTGATTTGATGCAGATATACCATTAATACTTTTAGTAGAAGTATTTGCATTTATAGTGACTAATGAATCTACGCTTTTTGATATTTTTTTAAAAACCGATTCTGTATTTTTAAAAAATGATGTTATTTTTAATTTATCATCAAATATTTTAACATTACTTTCCGAATCACTTTTTTTAAACCCAATACCTAAAACCTTTTTATATTCGTCTGCGGTTTCTTTTGCAATTGCTCTAGTTCTAGCCTTTTCTGAGGTATCTAAGGTAGATTTTAGTTTAGGTTTTCCCCCTTTATCAGAAATACCCACAGAAATACCAATAGTTGCAGCGATCTTCTGCAACTGTTTGGTTATCGAATCTAGATTTGATATTAGTTTAGTATCATCCACCAATAATATTTATACCCATTTATTCTTTAGAGAACAATCTTGCATCAATTGGTAATGATTCTCCGTCTACCGTTATATAATCCATCTCTTCTTTCCTGAATTGTTGGATATATTCTAAAATTTGATTATTCAGTGTAGCAGGAATATTCTCTATAATAGTTAAACGATCCTTAATAGGAAGTTTTGACATATCTACAACAGATTCTTCACCAATTTCAATTTTTGAAACAAATTTAACAATTTCATAAATAAATAAAGATCCTACAGTTTCACTAATTTCTTCGTCTTTATTTTTTCTAGACTTTTCCAATTGAATATTATTAATTTTAATATCATCTTCCAAAGAAACTAAATCTAAATGTGCTTTTAATTCGGTTCCAGTCAATTCAATAGCATGTTGACTAGTAGAACTATATTGTAACTTTTTAACAAGAATACGATCTAAATTAAAATTAATTTGTTTACCATCTTGCTTAACGATAACTTCAGAACCAAATGATTGCCTTCTAAGAGCAATAATTATAGGATATTTGTCAGTAACAACAAATGGATGTTTTTCTACGGAATTATCAATTATAATTTGATTTATTGTATTACTGATAGTAATACCAGAAAGTGTTCCGTCCAATCCACTTTTAATTAAATCTTTTTGTTGTTTTACAGAAATTGGTTTAAAATCAACACTTTTTCCAACAGAAGGAACATAAACAGACACTAAATTTGAATCATTAATCTCTTTTAATTTAGATAGGATGTTATTAACACTCATAATATGATTTATACTGTGAAGAAGGAATTACAAGAGATTATATAGGAGTTAAAATTTAGGAGCTGATGGCATCGACGGCATTGGAGGCAATTTAGGCATACCACCAGAAGACCCATTTTGCTGTTCTTCTTGTTGTTTTTTCATGTCTTCGTTATACAAATTAATAAATATTTTGCAATCATTCGGAGTAATAGACATATAATGTTCCAAAGACATATTTAATTTAGTATATAATATATATTGTAATTCGTAATAATTTTTTAAATTTTCTCCAAAAAGAGATTTTATAAACACAAATAAAGTATTATCAAATGCATTTAATGTTAAATTTTGCATCCCCATTTTTAAATTTTCTTGAATAATACTAGCATTTTTAAAAATGTCTTGTATTTTATTGATATAGTCCATAATATCTCCTGTTAAAGAAATTGGAATAATTTCCATTATATCAACTTTTTCTTTTTCTGTCAAGTTATTAAAAAATATACATTCATCATTAATTTTTATTTTGTTTATTATTTCTTTATAAATTTGATCTATATCTTGTATTAATAAATTTTTGGGAAGAGATATTGTAATTTCTAAATTATCAGAAGTTATTATTTTTTCATAATCAAAATCTTTTATTTTTTTTACAATATTATTAATAATACCGCTTAATGAAAATTCGGTTTTTACATTATTTGTTCCAAGTATGCTTATCTTGCTTCCCGAAGATATAATCTTAGAACTTAAAATTATTATAAATTTATCTATGTTAGATAAATCATTTAATACATTTTTTTCAAACAATACTTCACTTACAATATAATTCAAATAATCTGATATACCTTCATCATCATTATTTGTTATAAATTTAGATAATTCTAAATAATGTTTATTGACTAATGGCTCTACTCTAACAAATTTTTTAATAATTGGTAAATATATTTTATTATTAAATTTCATTAAGTCCTATTAGTAGCTGGATCGACTACATAAGTATAATGATTATATATCCATGATACAGAATTTATCAATGGTTCTTCTGTATCGTATTTTAATATTTTTTCTGGAATGTCTATTGGAACACAACCAGTAAATATGTGATTTATTCTTTCTGGTTTTTTTGATTTACCGCTTTCTCTGGTAAATTCTCTAACGGTAATTGTTGATTTTATAGAATTACCTGTTCCTATGTCTATTAATCCTTTATAAGAAGCAGCAATAATCCAAGGTCTAATTAATCCTTCGACAAAATCTACATTAGTTTCTAGAAAATCAATGTTTAAATGTCTTCCTATATTATCTAACCTATCTCCAGCAATACTACCCTTTAGATAACCAGCCATCCCATCTACACCCGCACTGCCTACAGTAAAAGATTCTTTAGGCATTTTAACCGATTGAGCAAAATAAAGACCCAACCCATCAATATTGGGTTGGGTCTTATTATTAAGTAATTTAGTTTGTATGCTAGGTGATACTTTAAAATTATGAACATCTACATCAGTATAATCACCTATAATTGAAAACAAATTATTCCCAGCATCTGGTTGAATCACAACAGTCCATTGAGTTTTTAAGGGGAGAGCATATGCCCAATCTCCCCCAAGTAAATCTAAAAAATTATTTACTAAACTTGGCGTTTGTGTTTCCGCTGGCATTAAACTATTTAACTATTATTTGCAGTAACACCATTATTATTTTTGCGATGGAAGAAATGGTAGGCAACTCCTACGTTGAATGACATAATTGCGCCATTACCATCAGCAATACTATAAGATATTTCACCAACATTACGAATTGAACATCCAATCAATTCATATTGAGAAACTACGTCTAAACGCTTATCTAATTGTAATAGTGTTATTTTGGAAAAACGATTTGTAATAGAACCACCAGTTCTACCACTACCAGCTAGACCGAAAACATTACCGAATGTTCTGTGAGATTCATTCATTAATCTTTCTCTGATAGTGGAAGTTTCTGGACAGTAGAATTCCATTTCGTAGCTTTCGCTACCAGGATATTCAACGGAACCGGGAACATTAAAGGTCTGACCAGCATATTTTACTTGATGATTGACAATTGTACGTCCTGGTAGTTTAGCGGTTCTAGCGTACAATAGATCGGTAGGATCTAATATTAATGCTGGTCCTCTAAGACCATCTATTACTATTGATTCCACACGGAATAGATAATCTCTTGAAAAATCATCTATAATTGCATTATCGTAAAACGTATTGATTACTTGATCTGTTTGCATATGTATTATTATTTATTGTTAAGCACCAATTATTTCGTTAAAGTTAGATCCAGTAGAAGTTGCGTAGAAGTTCACTAATATGAATTCTGCGGAACGAACAGGCTTGATATAAATATCAACAACTAATTCATTTTGATCAATTACTGCTGGAGTATTATTTCTTTGATCACAAACAATTTGATAATCATATAACCCTTGGGTATTTTTAGCTCTATCAAAAATAGGTGATAGTGTCGCAACTACGCGATTTCTTGTGAATGATGTATTAGGTTCAAACACAAAATATTTTGTGGTTTTTTTAGTAGCTTTTTCTAAGTACAAGAACAATCTACGAACATTAATACGATCAAATGCACTTGGTTGACGTAGTAAGGTCTTTTGACCAAAAATATTCATACCATCATTTGGGAAGAATGCCACGGGATTTATAGATATTTTATAAAGCATGTCACGTTCCTTTTGTTTTGGTGCAATTGCTAATTGTATTGCATTAGTAATACGTCCTCTGGTAAATCCAGCAGGTGCATACCAAGGTTCAAAGTCTTTATCGACATTTGCCATATCAGCAGCAGCAAATCCAGAGAATGGAACCCATATATTTATGCCTGAGAAAATATCATTAACTTTCACCCAGTTTCCGTAAACAGTAGAATAGCTACTATTTGCGGTTTCGTACATGTGGCGTAATGGATTGTATATGTATTGCGAGAATGACTTATTATGATCAGACATTACCAAGTTATTTGAACCAGTAATGAATATCTGTCTCAAAGGATCTGCAATGAACAAACAGTCTTTACGAAGTTTTGAACAGAAATTATCAAAAGTTTGGAATATTGTACGATAGTTTAGTGTAACACTATCTCTATCATCTTGAACATTAGCCATTTCATTTTGACAAATTGCTTGCACGCCTTTGATTAATCCATCAGAGCTTTGAGCATCATCGAAATAATTAACATGGTTTGCACATGCGGTTGCGTAGATAGTTCCTAGACCAGCTTCACAAACAATATCCAAATCAAACAATTCATCGTTTTCAATCTTACGAAGAGTACGATCTATTTTAAATGGAAGTGAACCAATGCTCTTTCCAGTAGTTGTGAAAGAAGAATAGCAACCAATTGGAAATAGTGCATCAGAACTATCTAAGTATTGACGAATTTGCACCAAATCGTGTAAATGGTATCCATAAGATCCTGCTAAATTTTCGTAACTAGAAGTTAAATTATTTTGAGCATTTTGAGTTAAAACACGAACCTTTTTGATTGGTATTCCAGCATCATCCAACCAAGGACCAATGTTTTTAGAGCTGATGAAACTATTGACAAGCAACTGAATGTTGTTTGATCCATTTACAGTATTTTCAATAAAGAAACTTTGAGGAATTCCGCCATTCGGATTATTTACTTGACGATAATGGTCAAACGATCCAGTTCTTGCTTCTTCAAATGCAAATCCTAATGTTACGGCATCAGGATTGTATGGGCTTGTACGAAGCTTGAATAATCCAAAAGATACAGTATCATCAAATTTTTCTGTGGTAATATCAGCAAATGGGAATGAAGTCTTTTCCAATGCCTCAGAAATGCTATCAGAATTTCTATTACTTCCATTATCTGCTGTTGCAGATAATGGGAATGAAAGTTTAGATACAGGTATTTCGAGATATCTGGTTGCAGCACTAGCACCATTTAATTTCAAACCAGTTCCCATTGAAGGTTGACCATTTGTATATATTGATTTAATTGCATTATGGTCGGTATTTGGTTGAATTCCAGTATTATCAGCTAAACCAATATAATGTCCTTCAAATCTGTTGTTAATTGTAGATTGAATTTTATTAACTATGATCATACCAGCTTTACCGAAGTCAGCAGGACCATTAATACCAGACAAAGCTGCGGAATTTTTAGACCACACATAATTGGTATTTGAAAATGCAGAACTGTCTAATACTCCTTGATATTGTTCAAAAGTCAAATCAAAGAATTTAGGAGCACCTAAGACATATGTACATTTATTTGTCAAATCGGATTCCAAATCTGTAGTTACTACAGTATCTGGTGATTTTACCAAAAAGTCAGAAACTGATTTTGCACTTAATGCTAAATTTCTGTAGTATGCAATTGGACTGTTGTAATTATTTGTATAATATTCAGTCAATCCAGAAACTAATGCAGCACCTTCAACGGTGTTGAACACATCATAAGAAGACAATCCAACTGAAGTTAATGAATGTTTAATTACATATAAACTTGGAACCGAATCAATTCTATTTACTACAGAAGATAATTGGAAAAATTGTTTATCAATTAATGCTGTATTTCTATAAACTTCAGCTTTAGTTGTAAGTGTGGATTTTACAAAAATTGATGCGGTGTCTCTTGCTTGTGTTGCTAATGCACTAACATCAGCATTTAAAGTTACGTCGAATCCAGTTAATGCACGATTATATTGATAATATGCATTCCAACCAGCAATCAAATCTTCTCCAGCTTTGGAACTGAAAATTTGATATGTTTGCAATCCGTTGGTTTGTAAACTGGATTTAATTCCTAACAATTCTCTGTTTGCATTAATTTTTGTGTTTACAGAAGACAACAAAAACATGGTAGACAATACAGGAATTATAGTATTTGAATATTGTTCTACAAACATTTGCTTTACAGCAACAGCAGGATAAACCAATGCTCCATATGATGTGCCATAACCGTCACCAGTACCATCACCATAAGGCATACGACTGAGGAAAAGGTTTCCTGATGAACTGTTCAAAACTTGACGAGCACTATAGTAGAAATACCTTTCAGCCGAATTGGTTGGTACTCCGTATACTTGCTCAAATTCTTCTAAAGATGTTATTTGTAGAATTTCATCAGATGGTCCTTTCCCAGCAAATCCAGTCATGAATATATTAGTTCCTACTGGTAATACTGGTGATAACGAAAGATCCTTTTCGACTATTTCTACACCGGGGGATTGTATGCTTCTTGCCATAAAGATATTTAGTATTTTTTACTTGATTTTTTTTATACTTTTAATAAATTTGTTTCAATTCTTCTAAAAACAAATTCAAAAGACGTTTCAATTTCTCCAGCATCTCTATGATTATAAGTTATTTCCCCTAATCCTATCGGAAATGCAGTTTTATATGTCCATTGTATAACATCATTATGAAATTCATCTTTTGCTGTTAAAATAAAATCACTAGTATAACTACCTAATCCCATGTCTTTTTTATAAATTTCATCTCCTCCGTATATCCCAGTTTTTTCATTTCTGAGTAAATCTAACCATTTATGGATTACCCAATAATTATTAAATTCATTATCAATTGTAAAATTAACACTAACTGGATCATATGATGGTTTATTGTGAGAAGAAACATAAACATTACCGCCAGCATATCTGGCATCTTCTTGTGGTATATTGTTTTTTGGTACTACAACTCCATATATAGAAAATTGAAGGGTGTCCAAGCTTACATTATTATTACTTCTATCAAATCTTTTATTATGTGATATCAATTCTTTAGGCAAAACTACAGTAAGTGTAAATTTGTCTTTTCTTGATTTGTTTAAAATTGATTGATCATAATGATTCATGTTTATATTTAATACAAATTTCTCCAACCTTGACCATATAGATCATCCAATTCAGGATTTTCAGAGGTTTTTCCGCTACCCATAAAAACAGGTAATGCGTCTCCACCTAAACCATTTTTTTCATTAGTATATATTGATGTTGGGTTTTCAAAATATCTTATACCATAATCCATTGATTTGATTACCATTGGTTTACTGCTTTCATTTTTTTCCACAATATCAAAGTATACAGGAGCTATTTCTTCGTGTAATACCATCAGTGCCCATGCTAATGACATAACTCTGTCATCATGCGATCCATGCTTTGCTCCCCATGTATTATTTTTTTGTTTTATAAAATCTTTTAATTCAATTATAGTGTTAACATCATTAATTTGAACGGATTTCATAATATTAATCCAATATCTTTGATTCATTACTGCATCAGATTTGGTATTTGTATGTGCAACAATACCATGTTGATTGGATTTTCTGGATGCAATTTTGTTAATTCCCCAATTTACAATGTTGTCATAATTAAAATCACGTTTTAAATTATCAACAACTTGACCCCCACAACCATTTCTTTCTATCATAGCCAAAGGATTTCCCCAATGTCGTAATATTTCGGCTAATTTTGGGGTGAATTCCGATGGAGATATTTTATTATTATGATATATAGCTACCTGTTTTATTCTTCTGGGTTCTGTAATATCTAATATTTGTATAACAGAAGCATCTTTGCCGACTCCTTCTGATATATCAACACCAGCTACATACAATTTTTCTTCATTTGGTTTTTCCCATAAAAAATATTTCCCATCATCATATACATACATGGGTTCCATTGTTTGTCTTTTCATATCATCGAAAAGTTCAACATCAATAGCCGATTCTCCCACTTCATCAAATTCGCACTCAAATTCTCGTTTCCAAGCAGTAGGATCAGCCATACCACCTTTTGTGTCTTTAACCCATTTTTCGTCTCTACCGGGCACCTCATTCCACAAAACCTTCATGTGTGCCCAATCACTTTCTCCTTTTACGGATTGATCATATAATCTATAAAATAATCCTGATGTATCTCTTGGAGTGGATGCCATGATAATTTTTGATTTTTTTGAAGAAGAAATAATTGGATATACCGATGCCCAAAATTCGTTCAACATATTCGGTTCAATCCAGTCAGCCTCATCAACAAATAATAAATTAGCAGAAGAACCACGACCAGCAGTACCTGTTGTCGTAGTAATACCTATACGAGAACCATTTGCGAGTTCCATTGATTCTAATCCATAATACTGAACTGGGGCTTTTAACCAGTTTGGTAGATTTTCGTATCCAAATCTAACTCTTCTAAAAATTTCTTTTGCCGTATTTTCTTTGTTTGCAACAAGTAATAGTCTTTGATCGTTTTGAAATATTGCAACCCATAATAAAAATATTGTAGAAATAGTAGTTTTACCCACCTGTCTACTAAACAACAAAAGACTGAAACGATTATCACGAATCATCCTAAGTGCTTTTTTCTGAAATGAGTGTAATTTTATAGTTTGTCGTCCTTCGTCCGTATTAATAATATAAAAATAATTTTCAGCAAAATGTAAAATATTTTCTTTACATTTTTTTAATTCTGAAACCATTTTAGGTGTCCATTCAAACTGAGCTTCTACTGTAGGTAGAGCTGGGTTATTCATGTAAATTTCTTTTTTTGGATTTCTAGCCATACTTATACTTAATAAAAATAAAAAAAATTTTAAAAAATTTTCAAAAAATAACATCGTGGAGAGTAAATAAAAATATGAGCAATAAATCTCTATTTGAAAAGTTATTCGAAGAAGTAATGGAAAGTGATGAACAAGCACTCGGCATTGAATCCACCCCCGAAGGTGGTGAAGGTGGCGAAGGTGGTGGTGAATTTGGTCAAGAAGAAGGTGGCGATGAAGTCACATTGACTCTAGACCGTTCTACCGCACAAGCATTATATGATATGCTTGGTGGTGTTCTAGGTGGTGGTGAAGAAGAAGGAATGGGTGGTGAAGAAGAAGGAATGGGTGGTGAAGAAGAAGGAATGGGTGGTGAAGAATTTGGTGGAGGAATGGGAGACGAATCTGCTGAAAGTTGGGATAAAGAAGAAAAGGAAGAAGATTCGGAAGAAGATTCTGATGACGAAGACGGAGAATTAAAAGAATCTCCTCAAGGCAAGTATGAACCATACAATAACAAAGGCGAATCTTTAAGAAATCGTAATCAAGTTGTTAATGGAGCATTGGCTGCTAAGACCTCTGGTCAAGGAAAGGCCGAAAAGACTTCACAGACTTCTGGTACTGAAAAGTATATGCCCGCCAGCACCAAGTATAATGACGGCAAGTCCATGAAGGCTAACGGAAGAGCCGCAAATGTAAGCGGACCCGGTAAGTCAGTATTTCATCCCTAATCATTTAAAAAATAATTAGAAATTTAAAAGGGGACTCTTCGGAGTCCCCTTTCTTTTTGACTAAATACTATTATGATATCTTTTAAAGAATTTTATTTAGTTCAAGAATTATCAATGCCTTATCACAGAAGAGATTCGGTTCTGGTAAATCCTAATAAAACTGGATTAATTGCAAAAAGACACAAAGATCGAAATGATATTAATTATGTTAATAAAGATAAAGAACATAAATTAGGAGCAATGACTCCAGAAGATAACGAAGAAATTACCGATAAATACAACATAAAAATTGATAATATCCCAATGGGGCGAGCAAAAAGATTAGGAAAAAGTAAATTTGTAATTATTAAAACTCCATTTGGAATAAGAAAGGAAGTAAAATAATGCAAGATTGTTATTATAGTGGAGCTGGAAATGGTAGTTTATGTTATGAACTATATGACAAAACTCGATTACAACCAGACAGAAAAGTAATAGCAAATGTCGCAGAAGAAATGGTTCAGGCAATGGGTCAAAAAATTGACTATTGGGTAAACACCACAACTACTTCTGGAGCGGATATGATGTATGGAGAGGAACCAACTAGCGTATATCACGGACCAATATTAATGAAAATGATTATAAACCTTAATGAAAGTAGTTTATCATTAAGTAAATTTGGTTTTCAGGCTGATGATGAAGTTGTTGGTTATATGGCATTTAATAATTTTTATAAAGCAATGTCAGGAGAAACAATATACACAGAATTACATCATGTCGTAGAACCAAAATCTGGTGATGTGTTTCGCATGACAGAGTATGGAAATGATCGTGTTAGTGGACGATCTGGAAATTTTTTCCAAATTACGGAAAGAAGAGATCAAGATATTGGTGATAGTATAAATCCGTTAGGAGGTCACTATGGTTGGAAAATTACTGCTAAACGTCTAGAGTATAGCTGGGAACCGGGTCTTCCACAAGAAACCGCCAATGATCAACTCAACGATGATACATTTTATGGTAAGCTTTCCAGCAATATTGTTGGAGAAGTTTCTTCTGCTGGTAAATCTTATGAAGGTTCTGCTGATATTGAAGGAAAAACCTTTGTAATCGATATGGGAGTAAATGATACTTCTATATACGGTACTTATGATTTAAATTAAGTTATTTTTCTAATTTTATTGTTCCCAGTATCTGCTACATACAATGAACCATTGGAATGCACTGCTATTCCTTTTGGACCATTAAATCTTGCTGCTGTTCCAGTTCCATTTGTAGTTCCTGTTGTACCAGCAGAACCAGCAATAGTAGTAACTACACCTGCTAGGGTAATTTGTCTTATTGTGTGGTTTCCAGTATCACAAACATATAAATTTCCATCAACAGGATTATATACGATACCCCACGGAGTTTTAAATCTTGCTGCTGTTCCCGTGCCGTCCGTAGATCCACTTGTCCCACTGCCATTACTAGCAACAGCACCAGCAAATGTTGTGACTGTACCATTAGATGCTATTTTTCTTATTGTATGATTGTTTGTATCGGAAACATAGAAATTACCATTTGTATCTACTGCTATACCATTTGGTTCACTAAATGTTGCATTAGTGGCTGTAGTATCATTTTTATATCCAGCTATACTAGTACCAGCGTGGGTTGATACAACCCCAGCAGTGGTAACTTTTCTTATTGCATTATTTTTGGCATCTGCAACATATAATGCACTATTATATTGGGTCATTAAAGTTGGAAAATTGAATTTTGCTGTTGATCCAGTTCCTTCTACATATCCAGAAGTATAATTGACACTATCTCCAGCTTTAACATTAATAGTACCAGATAAGGGTTTATCAGTAGTACTTGTTCTTATTACGGAAGTAAATGAATCTACTATATATAAAACATTTGATATACCAACAATTCCAACGGGGTGGTCGAATTTTGCGGCAGTACCAATACCATTAACATATGCCCCTACTGTATTTCCTCCAGCAAAAGTAGTAATTGTTTGGGTAGCGTTTGATATTTTTCTAAGTGCATTGCCGTTATAATCACATATATATAAATTGTCTGATGCATCAAACCACATTCCAATTGGTCCGTTAAAATTAGAATTTAACAATGTAGTTCCATTTACAACTGTTCCTAATCCTCCAGCACCAGCATAATTTGTTACTGCTCCTGTAATAGAAAATGGCGGTGGAGTTACTATTCCAGATTTTAATAAAACGCTTGCTCCTATCATATATTATGCGGTTAAATCCCCACCAACTAACCATCTATTTGCTCCAAGTTTAAATAATGCTATTGCAGCATATTGTGCAGATGTTTTAAATTTTGAACCATTACTCACAACAGTCATACCGACAGCATAAGAAATAGTAACTTGTCCAGCACCCTTTTGGTATATTACTATATTAGTTCCCACATCAAGATTTGCAACTGTATCTTGTGGTATAGTAATTGTAACTCCCGCTGCCGCATTTACTTCAATTATACTATTAGCATCAGCCAAACCTAATATTGTACTTACGGTATATTCGGTTACTTTTGTAGAAATTGCTAAACCATTTGTAGAATCCAATTTCAATCCACCATTAGTTTGTACTATAGTTGTTGCTAGTTTAGCGGGGGTGACACAATTTGCACTAAGAGTTCTAGTATTAATAGCATCATTTGCTATTTTAGCATTTGTTACTGCTAAATCATTAATTTTTTCTGTAATAACAGAACTAGCTGAAAGTTTATCTGAAGTTACTGCTGAAGATGATAATTTATCAGTATTAATTGATGTATTTCCTATTTTAGCATTTGTTACTGCCAAATCATTAAGCTTTATTGTTGTTACGGCACCGTCATTAATTCTTGATGTAACCACAGCATTATCTGCTAATTTTGATGATATAACGGCATTATCTTTAATTTTAATTTCAGTAATCGCATCTGTTGCTATTTTAGTTGTGGTAACAGCACTATCATTAATTTTTTCCGTAGTAACCGAACTTGCTGATAATTTTACTGTATCAACAGCACTATCGGCTAATATGGGATTGGTAACAGATTTTTCAGCTAATGCTATTGGAACTGATAAACTTCCTGCCAATTTTTCAGTAGTAATAGATCCATTTTGTATTTTATTTGTAGATATTGATAAATCTTGTATATTATTAGTTGCTACACAAGTCAATGCTAAAACTCTATTATCTACAGATGTATCTGCTAATTTAGCATTTGTTACGGATCTATTGAGTATTTTGTCTGTGGTTACAGAATCAGACGATAATTTTACAGAGGAAACCGAATTATCTGCCAATTTTGCGTTTGTAACAGAATTATCATATATTTTTTCTGTTGTTATAGATAAATTTGATATTTTTCCTGTAGTTACCGACAAATCAGCTAATTTATCACTAGTTACAGATAAAGAAGATAATTTATCAGTAGTAACTGCATTATTAGCTAGTTTTGCTGTGGTTACCGACCCATCTGCCAATATTAATGATGTCACAATACCAGTAGATAATTTTTCTGTAGTAATTGAATTATTTCCTATTTTAGCAGTAGTAACCGAAGAGTCTGCTAATTTATCAGTAATAACAGAAGAGTTATTTAGCTTTGAAGTAATGACAGCAGAATCAGTTAACTTATCTGTAGTAACAGAAGAGTTATTTATTTTTATTGTAGTAACAGAAGAATCCTCTAACTTATCAGTAGTTACTGCTGAATTAGCTATTTTAATTGTTGTTACTGATCCGTCAGTTAATTTATCAGTTGTTATTGCCGAATTAGCTATTTTAATCGTGGTAACACTACCATCAGCTAACTTATCTGTATTAACAGCAGAGTTTGCAAGTTTTATAGTAGTAACACTACCATCAGCTAACTTATCTGTAGTAACAGCAGAATTAACTATTTTAATTGTTGTAACATTTCCGTCTGCTATTTTACTAGCAGTAACAGCAGAGTCATTTATTTTTGCTGAAGTTACAGAATTGTTTGATATTTTAATTGCAGTAACAGAATCGTCTGCTAATTTAGCATTTGTAATTGATAAATCTTGTAATTTTGATGCATTAAAAACATTATCTGCCAATTTTAATGCTGTAACTGCTCCGTCATTAATTTTTTCTGTAGTAACACTATTTGTAGATAATTTAAAAGAAGTAATTGAATTATCTGCTATTTTTTCTGTAGTAACATTAGAATTTAATATTTTTTCAGTGGTTACACTATTAGTATTTAATTTATTTAAAGTTATTGAATTATCTGCTATATTATTAGTAGATATTATCAATATACTTGGTGTATCTTTAGCTTGATTTGAAACATACGATACAAAAGAACTTAATTCTGTTCTGTATGTTGTATTATCATGATCAATAAGAATATTATCGTATCCAGATAAATCTTTATAATTTGTAAACTCTAATATTCTTTTGTAAGACATATATTTATTTATTTAAAAAGACCAATAAACATTTTGATCTAATAATATAAACTCATACGGATTTGAATCGGACAATATCAATTCCTGTTGTGTTATCGAAAGTGCTGCATATAAACTGGTAGTACTTCCCACTAAATTAGTGGCGACACATGCATATTCAGCTTGATCCGATAAAACCACATTTTGTATTGTATATAATTTTGTTTTCTCGTTTAAAACATTACCAGTACCAATTTTTATCCATTGGTATGTTATTGGGTCTGTACCCGATGCGTCCACCATAAATGTTACCGTTTGAGTCATTGGTATTTCTGCTGATAATGGATTTAATGTAAATACTGGTTTTTCATTAACTTGTAAATAAACTTTTTCACTAGTTACCGAATCGTATTTACTACTTAAAACACAATCATAGTATCCTATATCTGACAATTTTGTTGTGTTTATATTTAAAGTAATAATACCATTATTATTTGATGATAAATCTCCATATAAAGATCCATCCTTTCTCCATTGAGAACTTACAGGGAAATATCCAGTACAGGATAAAGAAAATTGTGCATTATTATTTTTATTAACATTTAAATTTGTTGGCTGAGTTCTTATTATTAAAGGTTCTATAATTCTAACCGAAGCTGATAAACTAGTTGCACTACCAAATTCATTTGTTACTATCACATAATAACTACCTTCATTTATATAATTTATGTTATTAATATATAAATTTTTAGAAGTACTATCTTGATATATTAAATTATTTTTATACCATTCATATGTTAATGGTTCTGTACCTGTTGCCGAAACGCTCAACAAAATATTACTTCCTATAGCCGATAATACAGATACTGGTTGTGTTACAATATATGGAGATTCGATTACGCTTAATGGTACTACATTACTTTCTACATAATGTCCATTATTTGATATTTTACAATAATAATATGCTTGATCAGATGAGGTGACATCCTCTATCAATAATTCACTATTAGTTTTATTTATTAATGGAAAATTATTTTTATACCATTGATATGTTATAGGTTTACTTCCTCTAACTTTAATTTTAAAAGTATAATCTTGTCCAGAAAAAGCAGTACCAGAAAGTAATTGTACAGTAATAAAGGGAGGCACATAAGAAATTATGTGCGTTATATTTTTAAAACTCCCATTTTTAATGAACATGTTTGTTATTTGGATTGATTATTTTTTAATTTTGCAATTTCTAATGCCTGAGCATCAACTTTGGTGTTAAGTTCTTGAATAGCTTTAGTTAAAACTGCAATCATTTTCGAATAATCCAACGATAATGTTCCATCACTATTAGATCCTATTACTTCTGGAACAATCGGTTGTACCTCTTGTGCAAGAAAGCCTATTTCTCTTTGTTCTCCATATTTTTGAGTATTTTTCCAATTAAATGATACAGGATTTAGTTGTAAAACTTCGTTTAATCCTTGAGAAATTATTGATACATCTTTCTTTAAAGTACTATCAGATGCTGTATTTGTTAATATCCCATTTCCATCAGAATAAACTGCACGATTTCCTGTTCCAGATAGAGAATAAGGAGCACCAACACCGCCCGACATAGTTACTATAAAATTAGTATATATGATATCTGGAGTAGCTGTGCTCTTAATGTTTCTTATACAAAATGATTGTCCACCTGATGTTACATTTTCGTTATCGTGCAAATCTAATGCAAGAGATAATTCGTCGGAATTTCCAATCTGTCTTAAATATGCCCAATCTGTAGCCGCACCACCAGAATTAAATTTTATATAAACAGAAGATAAATTAGTAGATTCTACACTTGCTGGTGCGCTTGGATTCCATGCATCTAAAGTCAATCCACCATTAACATGTAATTTGGATTCTGGGGCGTTTGTTCCCATTCCTATATTACCATTAGAACCTAAAAACAATCCAGTCGAAGAACCAGTTACCGCCATTGTTATTGATCCTGTACCAATGGTTGATAATACTATATTTGAATTATTGGTTCTGCCTTCTAACCAAAGAGAATTTGTAAATGCATCACGATATATGATGCTATGACCGCCAGCACCATCTCTCAATTCCATTAAACCTCCATTATTACCGTCTCCCACTACTAATGTAGTTCTTCCATATGTTTCAGAAGCTGCCGACAATCCACCTATTGTGAATATTGGTTGAGAATTTATAAATGTTCTTGCGGTTTCAATATTATTACAATACCATCCAATTTTACCTACTGATTCATTTTCAGTATCTCCTGTGTTAAGTGGTGAAAACATTCCAGTATCTCCGTCATCACCAAAAGCATAACCATTAGGAGACGAATCAGTTAACGGATTTCCGCTCGGTTTTTGCTGTTTTGCTCTATAACCATATGCACCCACATTACCAGCAACTTCTAATTTATCATTTGGAGAGTGTAATTGAGTCTTAGTTCCTATCCCAACATTTCCCGCATCAGAAATAAACATTCTGGAATTAGAATTAGTAAAAAACTCCATTCCGTTATCCGCACCATTTCTTTTTATTGAAGTGTGACCATTACCATTTTCTGAAAAATTTAAATAATTATCATATGGTATTGTAATAGACCCAACAACATGTAATTTACTGCTTGGTGTGTTGTGACCTATACCGACATCACCAGCACTATTAATTACAAAAGCAGTACTATCGGATGATTCATCTTCAACCAACAAGGCATTTCCTGTTCCTCTTTGGGTTATTCTTAATGCATTGGCACTTCCCAGCATATCAATAACCATTGCACTGGTTGTTACTATAGCTGTATCTATTTGTGTTGTGTCTCCCAATGCCGATAAATTTCCTGATATTAGTACATTTCCAATTACATGTAATCTCTCTGTAGGATTATGAGTTCCTATACCAACATTTCCACTACTTAATATTGTTACTCTTTCTGTGTTAGAATTAGTATCTATAAACCTCAATCTACTACTCAAAGAACCGATAACATCAGTATATGTATCTATAGCCCACGCAAGGGCATTGTCATACGATCTATTGAAATTAATTTGTCCACCTTCACGATCAGTGTTTCCTCTATTAAGCCAAATATCTTGAGAATATATGTAATTATTAGAACTTATAACACCATTTACAGTTAATTTTTGATTTGGGGTGATTGTACCAATCCCAACATTTCCACCAGAAAGAATACGCATGGTTTCGTTCAATCCATAACTACCATCTCCAGCTTGAAAAATGGTGTCATTTGTTTGATTCATTATTATTCTTCCTAAATGTTTTGCATCAGAACTCCTTTTTATTGATAATCCACCATCTACACCAACAGATGCTAAGAAATAAGCATTTCTATTAACACTTTCAGCAACAACTACAGTATCAGAATTCGTAGATGTGTTATCATTTGTATTATTATATACATGCAATGATCTACCTTCAGCAGATAATGGAGTAGCACTACCAGTAGGTGTTGTAGTACCAATTCCCACTTTGCCTTCCGAAGTAATACGCATTCTTTCTGATGCTCCTACTGTGTTACCACTATTCATAGGCATGGTATTAAATATAATATATCCACCACCATTTGTTAATGATTGTTCTCCAGAAGTTTTTAAATCAATTGATGCATTTCCACCACCACCATAAGTATTAAATTTATTACCTCCAGAATATGCGAATGCTCTAATTCCACCAACAACAGAATCTGATGCTACTGCTGATGGGCTTGCCGTTGTACCGCTAACTAAAAAGTATCTTGTTACATTTTCTGATCCGTATACTACGTTTCTTTGTTGATATGGTAGTATGATATCGTGTGATCCGTCTGCATCAATTCTTCCACCAGTCCGTGTACTTAAACTATAAAATAAGTGGACCAGATATGAATTAGCCCCAGTATTTGAACCCCCAAATACCATCAATCCGTTATCACTTCCGTAAGGAGATTTAATATAATGTGCAGATGTCCCATAAAAAGATACATTCCCATTAATAGTTAATTTCTCATTAGGAGAACTCATCGCAACGCCAATATTATCTGCTACCAATTTATTTTTAATCGTTGCATTCTCGTCAACATATAAAGCAGAAGTAGCAGATACATTACCCAATATATTAAATACTGGAGTTTTAACATAAACAGCTTTTCTGTAGTCCATTGTTAATGTTTTATCCCCATATCCAGTTAATGCTCCGTCACTTATAATCGTTTCTGTTCCATATCCAGATATAAAATTAGTATATGTGGTGTCTCTTACATATGCATTTTCGCAATCTAGATCCTGTTCAATGTGTGCAGAAAGAATGCTTATCCCAGAACTTGCGCTTAATCTACCATTAACTACAAAATCTCCCTGAAATGGCTCCGAAGCAGAAGCAATCGGATCATTAGCACTGTCGGGATATCCTACAGTTGGTAATGTATGGTGATTTTTTCTGTGAAGTTTATCATGAAAACGTGCATTTCCTGCCATTAAAGTATTTAGTGTATCCTAAATAATTAGAATGGCAGATTCTACTTTTAATTTTTCTGTAAACCAACAAGTAAATGCAAATTTTGATATTACATGGTCCTTCCAATATTGTGTATCAGGTGGAGCAGGATCTTCTGGTGGATTCTCTACATTTTTATACAATAACCCCACATTAGATGGAGGGGGTAAATATGATGGACTTGGATATGCACCATACCAAGGTGATTATGGTGTTGTAAATTCACTTATTGGTATAATGTTTGATAGTAATAATCGAGTAACGGTTAAAGGTATCACTTTTGATACATTAACATCATTCCCTTTATATCAACAATTATCACCCTTAGTAAAACCAACAGAGAAATACAACACGATTAGATTTAATTTAACTAATTTTGCTCAAAATCTGGTAATTTCGATAAAGGATATAAATGATAGGTATTATGATGTACTTAAGCTAAAAACCGATATACCATATCCCCAAGATTTTGATTTTTATAGAGTTGGATTTGGTTATTCGACACCACTTGCATCAGCAGATAAAAACATTAAACTTTTATTAAAAGATATACATGTTCAGGGAAGTACTGTACAACCAACAACAAGATATACAGCAAGGCCAGTATTAAATACTAATTATATTATACAGTCACCGTTAAGTTCAAAGATACAAATATCAATTAATAACAACTCAGTAGGAGCATTAATAGCACAAAAACCATAAATAATTTGTATGCCAGATTCTTTTATAAATAGACTAGACGAATCATCTGTTATCAAAGATACGGATTATACTGTATTTGATGTTGGTGATAGCAATAGAGGAACATATTTTACTAAAAAGATAAGATTAGATACATTGTCTAAAAAAATTAGCGGTGATGTTTTAGCTGGTTTAAACACAAGATTAACTACATTACAAAATTCAGTAAATACCGCAAACCAACAACTTCAATCAAAATTAGATAAAGGAGGATTAAATTATCTACAAACAGAAAAAATGGCGGGTCCATTGTATCTCAACAATACACTGACAGTTAGCGGAACTTCTGAATTTTATAGTATTGTGGACATGCACAATTACAGAATCAAGAATCTAGATACACCATTATCTGCAAATGATGCGGTGAATAAACAATATGTAGACAAATTATCTGGTGCTTATGTTCCTTTATCTGGAGGACAGTCTAAAAAAATGTCTGGATATTTACATTTGTATAATGATCCAATATCAGCAGAACAAGCAGCCAATAAAAATTATGTAGATAAATTTGTTCCTCTATCTGGTGGAGCTTCCAAACCAATGACGGGATATTTGTATCTCGTTGGTGATGTAACTGGACAGGGTGATAACGTAGCAGCAAATAAAAAATATGTTGATGACCAGATAACAACAAAATTAACAAATGCTGGAAATACCAATAATACCACATATTTAAAAAAATCTACCGATTCGATGGAAGTTGGTAGTTATTTGACACTAGGTGGATTACCTACTTTATCTGGTCATGCAACCAATAAAAATTATGTTGATACTACATTAAGTGGGGTTTCTGGACTTTTAGCGAAACAATCATATGTAAATAGCAATTTTGTACATATTTCTGGAAATGATACAATGACTGGAAAATTGATCTTAAACGAAGATCCAGTATTGTTATCAGATCCAAAACAAGCTTCAACTAAAAATTATGTAGATGTTAAATTTAGTAATCTTTCGAACTATTTGCCATTATCTGGTGGCACAATGACTCAAGGTTATATTACAGCACCTTATGATAATCCAGCAGTTGCTAGAAATCTTGTTACTAAAGTTTATGTTGATACTTTGGTATCAAACACATCTGGTAATTTAGCTAAAAAATCTTATGTAGATGACAATTTTTTACCACTTTCTGGTGGAGAAATGTCAGGAAGATTAATAATAAAAAATCATTCGGAAAAATATACTGTTGGAGGATCTAGTGGAAATGTATCATTATCCATAAAATCCTCAAACATATTTACAATAAATATGACAGGAAATATAACCGAATTTACATTTACTGATGAACCAGCAGATTCATATACCGTATCTCTTTTTATAACCCAAAAAGGAACTAATATAGCTCCTTTTAATGTAACTAATTGGAAAATAAATAATACTCCAGTAAAATGGGCAGCAACAAGAACTCCAGAAATAACTAAAGTACAAGATAAAGTTGACATATTTTGTTTAACTAAAGTCGGTACTACTTGGTATGGGTTTATTGGAGGACAAAACTATTAATTATGGCTATAGGAGTTGGATATGCAATCACAATTAGTGTCAAAAACTTACCACCAGTAGTTTTTGATGATTCTTATGAAACAAACATGGGGATACCAATTAATATTAATGCTTTAATTAATGATTTTGACCAAGATTCTTTTCCAGATGGAAATATAACCATAAACACTTTTGATAGTACGTCTTTGGGAGGATCTACTATAACCAGAAGTGGGGACAAAAAAACATTTACATATACACCAAAGACTAATTGGTTTGGTAATGATATGTTTACTTATAATGTTACAGATGGTATGGCATCATCAAATACTGGTACAGTAAAAGTTGCTGTAAAATGTTTACCACCTAAACAAGAACCAAAATCTTTAAATTTAACTGAAAGCACTTCTTATACATTTGATATAACAAAAACCAACACAGCACCAGGAGCAATTACCTTCAATAATGGTGTTCCTGACAGAGATGTTAATGTTCCAGCACAAAACATAAGTATAGTAACTGGTAGTGTGGTTGCATCACCAAATATAACTATAGATAGTGTTACAGATACTGTTATTAAATTTACAACTTCGGCTTTACCACTTGGAGCTTCTGCTGGAATATCATTTATAAATTATGAAATACAAAATAGTATATGTGGCATCAAAAATACAGAAAAAGCCTCTGTTGGTGGTAGTATAAATGATAGTCTTATTAGAATAGTGCAAGGCTTTTTAGGAAGAACTATAAATGAAAATAATGTACCAAAAGCTTTTTCTAAGTATCCTATGTATGATACTGTTACAAACGATTATCCATTTAAATCCGAAGGATGGTTTATATTTTGTTTTGATGCATATAATGTTCCAGATCAATACTATATCAGTATGATAAGCAAACCATACCAAAATTCTTTAGGTGTGTGGACTACTGATTCATTTTTTCATGGATTAATTGGTCCTATTGGTGATGATTTAGATGATGCACACGATGGAAATGGTAGATTTATATTTTGGAAACCTTTTGGTTGTGATTTAAATATATGGGGAAAAACTGATGCTGGATCTAGTGGATATCAAATTGGATGCACACAAGCTTATAAACCAGCCATAACAGATGTTGATGATCCTGATAGATATTTTACAGATCCCTTAACTAGACCAACTAATGCTGAAGTTTTAGCTTGTTTAAATGATGTAGGAAAAGCTCCATTCAATAATACAGTAAACGATTATAGTAATATGTACACTGGAACCGCTACACCTGCATTTATATCTATAATCTAAACCAAATACTCTTCTATCCTAAAATCATGAAACATACTCGGATATCGTTGTTTTATGTATTTTTGTATAGCTAGTGGCTTAATCCATTTATCATCTTTATCTAAGTCAATTTTGCTATGTTTTGCTTTTTGATTTATAAATTCCAATGCTTCAACCAAGCACAACCATCTAGCATAGGTTTCGACATCCATTACATGCTCTTTGTTTGATTTAGTTTTCACCGAAACACGGTTTATCATATAAAATTATTACTCAAAAATCCCAAAATAATGGTATTTAGTTCATCAGACGTACAACCAATACCATTAATTGTAAGTGTATCTAATACAGAAAAAATAATATCAAAATTCTTTCTCAATGTTAATTGTTTAACATTATCGTGTTTATATTTTGAACACAAATTATCCTTTAATATATTTAAAATATTCTTTAAAGTGTCATTTCCGTATATAGTTGGCGATCTTTTTAAAGATGCTTCCTCGAAGGCATTTAAAAGTGCTTTATCTTTCGATAAGATAAAAATTCTAATATCATCTTTTAATGATTTTACATCCAAAGATATTGGTTTCGAGTATGTTATAGACGAATCCACATCAACGGCAGACATCAACTCTTTTGATTGAAACTCCATATATTATGGTGCGCTTTGTATTTTATTGTAGACTTCAATAAGAGCAGCATCCGCTCCGTCTAAATCAATTATATCCGTTTTATTAAAAGTTTTTGCAGTAATTTGAATTATACAATCCTTTTTACATTCATCACAATTGAATGTATTTGTCGTATTCAATTCAACTGGTACAAACATTCTCTTTTCTAAATAACAAGGACAAACAATATCCATGCCTTGTTTAGAAAACTCTTTAATTCTATCATTTTTTATTCTTTCAGCAGAAAGATGTAGAATGTGTTTATAGACATTATAAACAAATACTTGAGTTAAGCATGAAACTAAAAATAATTTTAAAAATGAAACCCAATCATTTGAAAATGATAATGCGAATATAGAACTAATAGAAAATAGTGTTAATATAGGTTTTAAAAAATTCAACCACATCATTATATTATACCACAATATTATTAAATTTCAACACTAAAAATAGTTAAAAAATCGGGTATTTGTATTAATTTTTGATTTATCAAATCCATTCTTTTAATTGATTTATCTAACCCTATTTTTTGTGAATCGGTTACAGATGGATTTTCTTTTGCTTTCTCAAATTCATTTCGAAGAATTACCATCTTCTCAAATATATTAAATATTTCTTCCTTAAATCGTGCCATCTCAAATGGATAATTTATATTACCAGATTTGATATGACCTTCATCAGGTTTTGGTATTGCCATCTGGTAGAATGGTTGATCTGTTGCACCGGGTCCAACACCCGCCACCTGCCTTTCAGAATTAGCCATTATATCTTCTCTTAAATTTTTAGGTTTCACTGTAATTATTTACTATTTTCGACTAAATAATCACATGAATAATATATTCCAAAAAGCATTTGTCCGTGTATTACGCGAACAACCCACCCCAGAAGAGATGACAGATGGTCAGGCAATGGAACAAAGCCTAGATAAAGGGACAAATCCAGCAGATTTTGATGTTGATGGTGGTGCGGCAGCAGATCATCTTGCAGCCACATCTAAAATGCAACAACAAATGGTTGCATCTTTACAAACTTGGATTTCAAGTTTAGAACAATTCTCCGATTCTTTGAATGGTACTGGACCAGAATCTATGCAATCTAAATTAAAAAATTGTATTCCAGATTCTCTTTTCGACAAAATTAGAGTAGCAGAAACTAAAAAAATTGCTCGTGTTTCTATGGAAGTTACGTCCTTGAACGAAATGTTAAAAGGTTATCTAGCCAGTGCTTCTGATCCCAAATATAAGGGAGTTTAACTTCCTTTTATTGTATATTTTAATACAAATTCTGGAGATATTTCAGTTTTGTTTAGTGATATCGTTATATCATTAAAATCCTTATATCTTTTTCCAATTTCTTTGGGCCAAATAAAAACATTTTGTTTCAATTCTAACAATTTTTTTGTTTTATTTAAAGATGCTTTATCTTTCCATTGCGAATCGAGTATCCATATTTTTTTGTGAAACGGATACTTATCAATCTGTTCTTGTTGTCTTGTAGTAAACAGTTGATATGAATTCTCTTGTATGCCTCCTATTGCTACCCCATTTTTCATAAAACAAGAATTTATCGGACCTTCAAATATAAAAATATTATCTAATGATACATCAATATTATTAATGTTAAATATAGTTTTGTCACTCCCAATCTTAGATAGATATCTTGGTTTACATAATTCATCGGTTTCCAGAATTGTTCTTGTTTGATAATAAACAATTTTGTTGTTCTCATCATAAAATGGTATGACCAATCTATTTTTATGTACTTTATCCGTTAAAGACAAGTACAACCCTTGTGGTTTATTAATTGATAATCCCAATAAACGTCGATTCATGAAGTCCAATGCTTTTTGGACAATTCTATCATTTCTGTAAAAATTTAATTGGTTTTTATTGAAAAGATTGATGCAGTCTTTTGGTAAAGTTTCCGTATAAACTAAACCTTTATGAAGTGGTTCATCTTCAAAATTTAATTCTGTTGCCGAATCATTAGACTCTAGCAGTATCTCACTTATGCTAGATCCAGTAATTTCTGATATCCAGCTTACAGGAGATTTGTTATATCCACAATTATGGCAAAAGATTCTATTATTTTTTGGAATATAATAGAATCTTCTTTTTTTAAGCCAACTTGATCCTTCTCTGCATATAGGACAAGATCCTTGATATGTATTATTGTATTTATTTCTTTCAGGAGCACCGACAAACTGAAAGAATTTATTTACAACATAATCTTCTGGTAAGTTTCTCACAATAAGAGATTATACCATAAAACTCAAAAAACACAACACTTACCTACATTGAGAAGTGATATCTTCTTTTGTAACTGCATCCAAAATCTTTACCATTCCTTTTCTGATAAAAGAACCAGACTTAGGGCATATCCAATGTGCTTCCACATATATTTTATCCCCATACATACGCTCAACAATACGGGGGTTAACTGGTTCTCCGCTAATAGGGGAAGTTATTTGTATTGGTCTTACTATTTCCATAATACTATTTATCACTATTCAGGTTAAATGCATGTTGTTTTTTCAATAGATTGAAAACTTTGGTCTGTATCTTCTCAACATGCTCAACAATATTATGTGATAAACCATAATGAAACTTATCTTTTGGTACACTTCTGTTTATATTTTTTGGTATAGATATAAAACCGTATCCATGCTCTTGTTCTTCAATAAAAACAAAAATTTCACCAACATACCCTCCAGTTAAGATGGCATAAGAGTGACCTACTATTGGGTGATTTTCTTCATCCTTTTTCATTATAAACTATTTCCTCCACCATTATTTATCGAATAAAACAACCTTCCTAATGAAGTATATAATGCATCAGCATCTAATTGTGATTTTGCATTTGTAATCACTATTGGTTCATTGTTCATGTTATAACCTATTACTATAAATGATCTAAGAAACTCTTCCATAGTGGAAATCAATGCATCCACCTCAACATCACTTCTCTTAAATCTTTCTTCCATATTTTTCATCAAAGCTTCTTTTAGAAGACGTTGAATCTGTTCAGAAGAAATCGAAGAGGAAGTTATTTTTTTCTTACTTACAACTTTTTTCTTTTTTGGGTTAGGTGTTTCATCACTATTTTCAATCATTTGATTTTTCCTTGTAAAATTTACTATCATTATCTAATGATGGAACCTTTTTATCTATCAATAATTGTACTATAACTTCTATTGATTCTGTGCTAATAGAAAAATTTTTAGGAAAATAATTTCCACCATCATTAAATTCAAACATAATCTCATCATTAAAACTTCTATTATTATAACAAGTTACAAAAATAGAACAACCACCAGGGTCAATCATTACTGTCCATCTTCTATGGTCTTGTATTCCATATTGTTGGAATACTCTCAAGACACCAAATTTACAATCTCTTAGTCTTTTTATAAAGTAACCAGGAGTCTTAATTTTATTCTGTTGTCTTTTATTTAAATTCATATCAAGATACCATTGCTGTTGCTATATATTTAAGATTATACTTATCTTCTTTGACATCGAAAGCAATAAACCCTCTTTCAGTATTTAATTTAACATCCATCTCTTGAACCTTTAGTATTGAAATATTCCTAAATACATCAAAATTAAAAACCAAAGGAGGATTAACATCTTCTCCAGTATATTCCTCAGACAATACTGTAGTGAAACTATCTATATTGTCTCTGGTTTTATCAGATAATTCTCCAAAAACTTTAGATTCGTTTGTCTGGATATATATTTTATTACTATCAGTAATAAATGTACTGCTTTTTATTAAAGATGTTATAACTGGTGGATACAATCTAAATTCTGTATCATATGTAAATGAATTTATCTTATCCACCGTAAAATTTGGAGATTTGATTATGTTATCATCTATTAAATGGAACTTAAACTTAATATCTGATGATGTATATTCAATTTTATTTTTACTTATCACCAATTCAACAGATGGTGTTTGAACACAATCAAAAGCCTTTATAAATTTCTTGACATCAGAAAAACTTACATTCTGATCTACTTCATAATCTAAAACTTCAACATCTAAACAATTTGCATACAATGCAAAACTATTATCAGAAGTTCTACTCAAATTGGAAATTCCGTCAGCTTGTATTTTTAAAGTACACAAATCATTAATCCTAGAAATAGGACTAAGAAACTTTTGAACAAAATCTACTTTATTGTTTATCTTTAATCTCATGCTTTTCTAGTAATGATATCACATTCTCTATAGCTTTGTCTAGTCTTTTTAATCTCTTTTCGATGTCTTCTAATTTTGTATTTATTGTTATAGCAGTGATACTATTATCAAAAGAAAATTCCATCTGATTTGTATCAATAACATGTTGTGGAATTTGTACAGGTGGTGGTTGATGTGGTTGTACAGGATATTGTTGTATATGTGCATTGGGGTTTGGTGGTGACCCCTGCATTCTATTTTGTCGTGGTGCTGCTTCATGCAGTACCCTTTCGGCTAATTTTTCAAATTCGTGTTTCTTATGAGATAAAGTAGAATTTGCATTTATTAAATTATTATCAAATTTTGCAACTTCGCCATAAGTACTCCCCAAAAATCCAATTAAAATATCTTGTAATTCTCTTGGATCAATATCAGTATTTTCTTGTAAAAAGTTTTCGGACATATGAATACTTATAAAAAAACCCTGAGTTGTCTATACTCAGGGTTTTTTATAAATTTTTAATCTTTTCTATTCAAGACCCTTCAATAGTTCTTCAACCATTTCATCAGAGATTTCACCATCATCTTCCGATTGGGTATTCTTTGCCTTTTCAACAACAACAGGTTTTGGTGTAAATGTTTCTGTTGGGACACTAACAGATTTGGATTCATCAACACAAAGAAAGTGTAGATTCCACATCTTCATCAGGTCTTCTTCAGTCTTCAACTGATTAACCGAAGACAAATCAAAAACAGAATCATAAACTTCCTTCTGTTGATCTTTCGTTAACCCTAGATCAACAGGAGATGTAAATCTACTGCTATCATAAGTAATGTATCCACCTTGGTTCTTTTCAACCTTCAACTTAAAGTTGACACCAGAAGAAGAAAGATCAAAAACCTTTGCTCCAAACTCATCAGAATCATCTCCACTAATTGCAGATGTAATCTTTTGATCTAGCTTCTTTCCGTAGCGAAAGATTTTAACTGTTCCATTGTTTTGTGGATTAACTGGATCATCAATCACATAGACATTCACATACCACTGTTCCTGCCACTTGACTGCTTCGACCTTCTTCTTCTCTTCAGAAGTTCCCGTCTTAGACAGGCGATAGCGTTCCCTGCCAATTGGATCAGGTTGTCCTACAGTCTGTAGGCTCAATGCAGACACATACTGCCCAGTAGAAAAACTATTCCACCCATGCGTGAAGAAGTGGTAAAATGTTTTGGATGGTTCTTTAACATTTGGAAGAAGGCGAAGAACATATGTGTTGCCTTCTTTAAACTTTAGGATTTCCTTATAAAGGGGATTTCCTGTTGACGATTCGCTCTTAGCAAGAGCTTCTTTGATGGATTGGAACATTGATGATGTAATCATGGGTTATTTTAGTTTTTGGTTTGTTTTGGTTTTGTTAATTTACGTTGGTATATTAGCATTGTTTTTTGTTTTAGTCAAGAGTCTTTTTTCGACTCCATGTAAATTTTATAAATAGAAATTGCTTTTTGTGATGTGTAGAACTTTAAAGGAAAATTTTCGGAATCGGAATATACTGAATATGGTGCTCTAAAAAAATCAGAAAGATTAATTTCTTTATGCTTTTGAAAAAGACTAGATAATCTTTTCAGGATTAACCCCGTTTGGTTGGTTATCTTTGAGAAATCCTTCCTTATTTTGTACGGTTTGTTTTTTGACTTTCTTGATTCTTTTAGATGCTCGTTGTAAATTGTCTTTTCTAAATCCGTATACATTTTTCTTTATTCTTACTCCTTGTGATGAATTTAAATATTTTGAAATATATTTACTTTTTGATATGGTGGAATCGTAGTCTATAAAAAACTTAAAAAGATCATAATCGTTATCTATTGTTAGCAAATATTTTAATAAAGTTTTATATGTCTCATTTTTAAGAACCAATAAAAATATATTTGGTAAATTTAATTTTTTACCATTTATAATACACACTAAACTACAAAAACATAAAAAATTATGATTATTTTCTTTCTTGTCTGTATCTAATTCCATCTTTAACATTTAATTAAAATGTTAAAAAAGTCTACTGTTGATATTCTTTTAGAAATGTTTCATTACTATCAGACCACATTTTATCATGAATAGACATTAAACCTGGTGAGCTATGTATGACATGAATTGGGTATACACCAATTTTTAATTTTTCTCTATTTGCATCAATACAACTTGCGATATCATAGTGATGAAATGTATAATTTTCGTTAAATTTCCATTTTGTTTTTGTAACTGATGGTAGATGTATTGCTAAAAATAACCCATCAGCTATCGCAACTCTAGATGGTGTTGGGCCAAAAGGAGTCACCATATTTTGATTTGGACTTCCTGCTGGATGAGCAACCTGTCCTCTTTGCTGATTTCTTTCGGTCATTATATGCCATAATGCGGGGTTTGTCAATTTAGGATTTAGTCCACCTGCTAATCCAATTATGTTATATCCCAATTTATGTCCTTGTGATAGTTTTTCGTAAAGTTTTAAATCATCAATATATACATCATCATGAACACAAACCAAAAATTCAACTTGAGTGTCTTTGTATTCTTCTATTTTTTGATTGTATACTTTTGATAATCCTTCCGTGTTTCCCCAAACTATATCCAATTTGTAATTCGGGGTATTAAGACCATCCCTCCAAGAACGAAATATCGGCAAATTTAATGCTTCTTGTTCAGTTTTCCTAGTACATGCGGTTATAACTAATTTTGGTATCATTTGTAATAAATTTATTACAAATTGTTTTAAAATCAATAAATAGTAATATGAGTATTTTAAATCGTCCAGGTTGGGCTAATCGTTCAGTTTTAACAGAAGGAAGACTTCATTCGGATGAATTGAAACAAAGAATATCAAATTTGTTTGTACGCACATCATTGGGTAACTCACCCACTTATGCAGTAGGTAAAATAGCAGACCTTCTAAGGAGAGAAAAAGGTGATGACGTAGATATTAATGATGTTGCTGACGAAGACATCATCAGAGTTGCAAGTGATGATGAAGTTACTAATGGAAAATTTAAACCAGAATTGAAAAATTCAATTTCGGATGCAAGACAAGAATCCGAAGATAATATGTCTGGAGTAGAGGACGGATTACCTTCAGATAAAGACCACGAAAGCGAAGAATCGGACTATCAAGAACACGAAGAGCATGAAGGACAAGAAGAAGACATGGGGAGTCTAGAGGGAGATATGAGTGAAGAAGACGAAGAATGCGAATCACAAAGACCAGTAGCAGAACCGCACATAAATAACATTTTAAAGAAAGAAAGTATTAAATTGTCACCAAAAGCTGTTGATAAACTATTAAAGGAAAATTATCATAAATCTCGTCAGCATAGATTTATGATGGAAGAAAGATACAGAAGATATTAATAAAAAAGCCCCTTAAAAGCCCCTTAAAAGGGGCTTTTTTATTATCCATGAAGTAATGTACTTCCTCTAAAACTCTCTTTTATTGTAAGACCTTTTGCTATTTCTAATATAGAAGTAGCTGGCATTGTTTCCCAGTTCATTATTCTGGTATCAGCATCTCCAACTTTTACTACTAGTATATTTCCTTCTGCATGTACAGCAACATATTTACCCATTTTAGCAAACTCTGTAAACAAAACCGAAGATATTGAATTTATATTATTCATAAGTCTATTTATTCTTGTTCTTCTTCTATTTCACTTTCCAATGCAGTATTTTCTTTTGCTTGATTTGATGAATATGCCCATTCAATCTTTATCTTTTCATCAATTAAGGGAATAAT